TGTTTCCGTACTGATGAGCTATTACAAGTATGCAGAACGGTCATCTGAATCTCGGGTAGACTGGAATGAGATTAGCAAGGGCATGGTCGACATGCTCAAGGAGCAGACGCGCCTTCGCAACGAGAAGCTCGACGATGCGGTAAAGCTCCAAGGCGAAGTCACGACCACCCTATCCGACGCCCCTATGGGCTCTGATGTCAACGCTAACCAGCGGGTATCTGAGTTCGCGTCCGATGCTCAGGAGTACTCGCTCATGATGAATAAGCTGTGGCGTAGTGGAGAGATGAGCTACCGCGAGTATATAGCTGCCACCAACAACTTTAAAACCAACACCGAGGGCTACCTCGGTCAGGCGGAGAAGTACGCGGCCAACTACGAGAAGCATGTCAAACGCATGGAGGAGCAGCTTGCCTCTGGCGTAGAGGTATCTGAGCTGGCCCGGGTAGAAGACTTCGGCAACTTCAACAAGTTCACTCCCATTATCGATGCACCTACGGGTAGTATTGGCTTGGTCGGTGAGGACGGAACCAAGTATGCCAGTGTCAGTCAGTTAGGAGTAGCTGTTATGTCGCAGTACGACAGGCTCGATGTGGAGGGGCGCACCACAGATGTGGCAACGCAGATGGGGAAAACCGTTAACGTCATTAAAGCCGGCGGAGTACGCACCCTTGAGAGCGCATTGCAGAACCCTGATTATGTGGCTGCCGAAAACGATGCGGTCTCTGGTGTCCTTATTGGTGACAACGCCCACACTTCTGTTCTAGTGGATTTCAAGCGGGGTTTGTACAGCACTACTCATGACATCAACGACGCTATCAACGACCCCAACGCCGTGCTTATGGTTCCGAGCTCTAGGAATTCAGATAGGATGGTTGGTGCTGTCGAAGATGACGCTGCTTTTGATAGGTATATCGATGAGCAAGCTACCCGCGACGGTCAGCCCTTGACCGATGGAGAAAAGGCTACGCTACGCCGTCACCGAGACGCCCAGAGAGAGCAGGCTTTCGACACCGTTCGCGACCAGCTCCGTGCCCGTCTTCCGTTTGTTGAGACTCCTACGGCAGATGCTACTTCGAGGGACAGCGACGCAGCGCGGAAGGCTCGTGAGCGTGCGGGCCGTGAAGCCCGGATGGTAACCAACTGGGACACCCTTGGTACGGGGACACCCGAGGAACAGACGGTAGCCGCAGAGGCTATAGTTGGTATGCTCAACGAGGGCAAAGAAGCCGATGAGCGTATTGTAGACCGTATCGTTCCTGATGCTGATGGGCAGCGGGTGACGTTCTTCTATCCCGACGGAACCTCGCGTCCCGTGTCTCTCGTTGACGAGTCTGGGCAACGCTTGAGTCGGTCACAGTGGCTCAGCGAGGGCACCGAGTTCCATGGCGTAGAGGGTGACTACGGTCGATTCTATGAGGGCGGTATTGTCCCCGCAGGCAGTACCGTTCTCGAGCGCGGTGAGCGCACCGTGGGATACGAGGAGCCAGCCGTGGACTACAACACTGAGACTCAAGGTTTTGACCCTGCTACAGGGAAGCTTATAGAGGTTACACCAAGGTCAAGCTATGTGGCTTCAACCGAGGCAGACAAAAGCTCCCAGAGCGTAACTTCTGCGGCGCTGGGAGCATTGAATGCGATGAACTTCGACAACCCTCAAGTGTCGGTGGTTTATCTGAGCCCAGAGGGGCCATTAAATAATACTAACGCCGTCAAATACTTTGTTCCCGGAGTCATGCCATATCAGGTATTCGTGCCAGAGGAGGGAGCCAACGCCGTTGTTGGGGTATTGAACGAACTGGTTTCCGAGGCTAGGGCGCAGGGCCGGGAGGTAACCATTGAGGAGTTGAAGGCAGCTATTGGCCCGAACAATTACGACCTTTATAACACGCAGGAGTTTAGGAACGCCAACCCTGTAGAGCAGCCCGCTATTGAGCGACCGGCTGACAACACGCAAACACCTTCAGGAGGTAAAGTACGGTAATGAACGACGAGCAGGTACTCAAGGATTTTATTGCGACCGCGCAGGCCAATAATTACAACTACGATGTGGTCATGCCCAAGTTCCCCGAGCTTGAGGGCTATGACCTTCAGGTGCTCAAGGACTATATCGCTACGGCAGAGGCCAACGAGTATGACTATGGTGTGGTGAACCCCAAGTTCCCCGAGCTCTTCGGCGAAAAAAAAAAAGACGATACGGAATCTGTATCGGAGGATGGTTCATTGGAGCCACCCGTTGTTGAAGAGGAGATTGTCGAGGAGGACGTTGTCGAGGAGGTTCAACCCCGTACCGAGTCGGATGAGTTCTTTGATATGGCTTTGGAGGGCGTTACTCCAGAGGTCATAGGGAGGACAGACGACGACGATACTGTGATGGAGATGAACAATCTCCTTGGTCAGTATGGTTTCTCTTTTGAGACGGCGAACATCTTGGGTGATGCCATGACCGTCACCGCAAAGAATGGTGAGACACTGAGGGTAGACCTCGACCCATGGCGCAGTAAAACTGAGGTCGCTGAGGCAGAGAAGCTCAACAACTTCCTCAAACAAAACCGAAAGGAGTCAGAGAACTTGCTCAAGCAAGAGGACGACTATCAAGCGGCTAAGCTGAAGTTCGCCAACGAGAAGCAGATTGACCAGCGTGTCAACCAATTGAGTTCGGAGATGGACGGCTTCCAGCAGTTCTCTCGTGAGCTTGGCGAGATAGAGTCCGCCTTCAATGAGAAGTATGCCGGAATAGATAAGTATACTGAAGAGTACTTGCGTGCCAACCCCGAGGAGTTTGACGAGTACAAAGCTCAGGTTGAGGCTTACAACGCTGACCTTCAGGGCATCCAAGATTTACGTGGTCAACTTCAGGGTCGGTCTCAGGAGCTGCTATACGCGAACCAAGAGATTAACCGTGCGGCAGCAGAGTTCGTAGAGGTGCAAGGTGGTATCTCCACTTTGCCCGGTCTTGTTAAGACGGCGTTGTCTCGTGGTACAGCCATTATGGCTCGGGGTATGACGGACTTTGTTTTGGACGCAGCTTCTCCCGGCCTCTTGCTTGATATGCGCAACCACGAAAACTACGGTGCGCAGTTCCTTCAGACCTATGACGACATGGGCGGGACTATCTCTGAGGAAGCAACAAAAGATTTCGATAGTTGGTACGAGGGTTTGCCCGACGACTTAAGACACGACGTCGACATGAAAATGTTTGACGATATGCGCAAGGCGCAGAAGTATGGGGGTAAAGAGCTGGAAGAGAGCCTATTGATTGATGAGGCCGGAAGAGAATTTATTGGAGAAGGACTAGGGGAAGAAGTTTATAAGGGCATTATGTGGGCTACGGGTGAGGACCAAAAGATTCCCTACGCTTATGAGATGGCTCAGCAGAACTGGTGGGGCGGCTCCATCCTTGGTGCCATTGAGTCTATCCCTGCTTTCGTTGGTCTTGGAAAGAAACTATTTACGACAGGGTTTAAGGCTGCGTCTCGTACCGCCCGTATGTTTGGTCAGGTCACCGACCACGTAGACCAAGAGTTCCGTGACAACCCAGAGTTGCGTGGCGTCACTGAGCAGGACAAGCTCTTGCTGAAGGTACCTCTCGGCGCTACCGTTGCGGTGCTGGAGAACATCGGGTTTCGAAATGTGATGGCCAACAAGGGTTTTGCCAGTCACTTTTTGATGAAGGCGTTAGGCAAGTCTTCTCTCGGTGTGGGGAAAAGGTCGTTCAGAGAAACCGTTGCTCTGGAGGTGAACAACGCTATGGCCCGTGGCCTACTTACCCTTGGTAACGCTGGTGCCGCAGAGTTTGAGACGGGTATGGCTCAGGAGATTGCCGATATCGGAGCCAAGGAAGTTTGGAACGCTGTCAGCGACAACCCTGATTTAGACACTCCGGAGCTGAACGAAATACTTGGGCAGGTCGTCAACGCCGGTGCTCAAGAGGCGGTCGGTTCTTTCGTTCTCGGTACCCCAGCAGCGGTCGGCGCGGCTTTCCAAAAGGATGACTATGCAAGCTTGAGCGACGAGCAGTTGGCTATCCTTGACTTCTTGTCCGACCCCGGCAACCGTGGCGCTACCAAGCCTATGATTGCTGCTCACCTTAAGAACCTTGTCAACCAAGGCAAGCTTACGGGTAAGCAGGCCAAGGACGCTTTGGACGGATATGAGAATACGGTTCAGGCCCTCGACGGAATACGAGATGTAGATGGCATGTCTTCTGAGCAGAAGAAGAAGGCCCTTGCCCTTGAGGTTCGTAAGCAGGAGCTGGAGCGCCGCATGAATAGCACGGCCAAGCCATTTCAGAGGAGGTTGCAAAGCCAAATCGACGACCTAGTAATCCAACAAGAAGAGATAGCCGATGCCATTCAAGAGCAAAGCACAGAGGAGGTTCCTACACGCGACGAAACCGAAGCTGGCCCAGAAGTGGGAGGCCAAGTACAAGACGAGCAAGAAGCTCCCGAAAAGAAAGGGCTAGTAGACCGCATGCGTGGCCGATTGCAACAGCGTCGCTTACGTAAGTCTAAGGAGGAATACGACAAGGCCATGGCCCGTGTAGCCGAGCTGGAGAAGCAGGGTGCCACCCAAGAAGAGATACAGAAAGCGAAGCTCGACGCGATTAAGCCCCGCCTTAAATATGTGTCCGGCCTTATGACCGAGGAGCAGCTCGACAAGGCTTCTGATTTCAATGATGAAACGAATAGGCTGTCGGAAGCGTATCAAGCAGCTAAGGGTACGGAGCAAGAGCAGTCCGCGAAGGATGAGCTTGACAGTCATACGGCAGAAAGGGACGCATTCATTGACTCCGTAGAGCAGGGTGCTACTCAAGATACCGCGCCAGAAATCGAGACCACCGAAGACGCTGCCTCGGAAGAAATTGTGCCGGAGCAAGAGGCCGCCCCGACAGAGGAGGTGACCCCTACTGAAGATGAAGTGGCAGTCGAGGAGGAGGCAGCCGAGCTCGCCGCCGCATTTGAAGCTGAGGGTACGCCCGACAGAACTGAAACCACCGATGCTGGTGTGGACGTACAAAGACAGGAGGGGTCCGACTTGACTAAGAAGCAGCAGCGCGTTGTCGACCAAGCCAACAACGTACTTACCTCACTCAAGTCTCTCATCCCGGACATCAAGGTTATCGCCCACCAAACGCAGTTGCAATACGAGGCAGCTACAGGTATGAGGGGTAGGGGAACATACGTTTCCGATGGCAAGACTATACACATCAACCTCAGCCGTGCCAACAGTCGTACTGCTTTCCACGAGGCGTTCCACGCCATCTTCTTGGAGCAGATTAAGAACGGCGACCCCGACGCTCAAGCTAAGGCGAAGGTGCTTCTTACCACCATTGCTAAGGCACTGCCTCCGAAGTCGGTTTTGAAGAACCGTATCGATAGTTTCCTTACTCAGTATGACCAGCAGGATATTAGTGAGGAGGCTTTGGCGGAGGTCTTCAGTTATATCGCCAGTGGATACCGTGGTCTCGGGCCGCAGGTCAAGGCAAAGATTAAGGTTGCCATCAAGAATTTAATCGAGAGCGTCCTCGGTCGTAAGCTCGGTGCTTCTTGGTCTGAGGGCGACCAAGCTGTGCTTGACGCCATGGAGATTCTGGCTGGTAAAGTTGAGCGTGGCGAGGCCATTACGTCTGAGGACGTGGGTGGTATTGAAGTTACTGAGGAGGCTGCCGCTGAGGTCAAGGCTGAGACGGAAGTTGACGCTGCTATCGGTCGTATTCAGGAGCTTCGGCGCAAGGCTGTTGGTCAAGCCAACGACTTGTTTGGAGACTTGTTTGTTTTGCTAGAAGAATCTGGCAAGGGAGATGGGAGTTTATTCTCTGTTGCTATGCGTCGTCTTTTCAAAGATGTTGGTGACAGCAACCTTAAAGCAATAGAGAAAAAGATTCGAGACGTCAAGAAGGCGAAGAAGCTGTCTGATTCTGACAAAGCTGAGCGGGTAGCTAAGCTAGAGCGGGAGGCGGAGAAGGAAGTTGCTCGTCTAGAGGAGGCTCGGGAGCAGGCTAAGCCCGGTATCAAAGAGGCTATGGCTAAGCTTGAGCCTTTCGCTGAAAAGAAGCGTGCGAAGGCTGCTCTAGCTGACGTAAAGAAGCGACAGGCAGAGGTGACCAAGCAACTTGATAAGGATAGGAAGGAAGCGAAGAAACAATTCGAGGGCGAGGAGCTGAAGGAGTATCTCGCTATGCTAAAAGAGGAGGCCGACACCAAGCGTGCTGCGTTTAGACAAGAGATTGCTGAGCTGCGTGGTGAGAAGAAGAAGCCTGCGGTAGAGGAGAAGGTGACAGAGCCTGCGGTAGAGGAGAAGCCTACCGTAGAGACGGAGCAAGAAGTAACGCCGGAGGAGGAGACCAAGACGGAGGCCGAGCCCGCCGTAGAGGAGCAGCCCACCGTCGCTACCATCCGCACAAAGGTTGGCGTCGAGGCGTTCGGGAAGTTGGAGGCTGCGGTGCGTAGCTACTTGGAGTATATGGATGCTCTAGACTTTGAGAACATCACGCGGGGTCAGAGTTCTACATCCACACGCCGAGTAAACAAGGTGGTGAATTTGTCATCCGAGCTTGGGTTAACTGATGCCGAGCAGGCGGTGATGCAGAACTCCGTGCTGGAGAAGATTGAGGCAGAGAAGCGTGCAGCCGAGGCGAAGGAGGCCGAGCAGGCTGAGCTCAAGGACGCAGCCGAGCGGGCTAAGAAGGCAGCGGAGGAGGGTGCCGTTGAGGAGACGCCCACACCAGAGGAAAAGCCCACGGTATCGGAAGCGGAGAAGCGTGCTGCCCTTGATGACATCACCGTTGAGGAGGCGGAGAGGCGGACAAAGGCTGAGTCTTTGGAAGCTGAGGGACGAGCCAAGAAAGATGAGGTTCGCAAGACCGATGCCGAGCTGGCAGAGCTGAAGGGAAAGACCGACGCGAAGTCTAAGGCTAGACGTAAGGCTCTCAAGGAATACAGGGACAACCTCGGTACCATGTCTATCGCTGAGGCCAAGGCTAAGCGGGACAAGGCGCCTGCCGTTGTTAGTGAAAAGGTTCAGCTCCTTGAGGAGGAGTTGCGTCAAGCTCAGGAGGACCTTGACTTTTACAACCGTGACGAGCCGGACAACACCAAGTACCCGAAGTATAAGAGTTGGAGGCAGTTGGTTGCTGCTGTCAGGGCGGGAAAAGACCCTCGGTTCTACAGTGTTGAGGTCGAGTCTGACGACAGCTTTGGCTCCGGAAAAATATACATCGCCAACACAAACCCCGGTTACGAAACGGGTTATGGCACGGTGAATTTGATGGAAGGAACCGCAGCTAACGCGGTTGCGTCTGCCAATGGAACCACTCGGGCTACCAAAAGCACGGACACCGCCGGTGTGGGCCAACAGCTTGAGAGCAGGGTCGAATCCCTAAAGAAAGAACTCGCCAAAGAGACTCAGGCGCCCACGGAATACAGGGCCGACCTCGGCACCATGTCCGTGGACGAGGCGCAGGCTAAGCGTACGGAGAGTAAGCTCAAGGCCCGTGAGCAGAAGGCTAGTGAGTTCAGTGACGACCGCATCAAAGAGCTGGGCGAGCGTGGCATAATGTCACACTTTACTCAGTCTCAAATCGAGAGATTTCGTGCGGGGTTGGGAAGGTTGCAATACTACGGTGAGGGTATCTACTTCACCAACGACAAGGAATACGCGGCTCGTTTCACGGATACAAACCTTCGCGTTTCGTTCGTTGACACAAACGACATGACACTCCTGACCCGTCAGGAAGCTACAAGTACGTTAGTGGACCCTAACGACTATGACACCATCGTCAGAATCGTAGGCGGATTGGTGCGTAGGACGGGGTACAGAATATCACCTGACGAAATCAGGGATGAGTTGTTCCGTGGGCGCGGTGGGCGGACTGAGACCACGCTATTTGAACTGCACCGTAGGTTGATGCGAATCGGTGAGGACATCGAGTTGTATCGCAAACGAACCAACATCGAGGCCAATGCCGGACAGCTCGTTCGCCCGGTCTTCAATGCTGTATTGCCAAAGTATCAGGGCATAATGAGTGCGGGGCTTCGTGACGTCGTCATTTGGGATTACGATGCCATCAATGAAAATATCGTTAGTGACGTAAGTCCGGAGATGGGGGCCGAAGTGAAGGCTCCCAAAGCCCGTGAGCAGCGGGTCTTCGTAAACGAGAGGGGGACTGAATACCGTAGGGCTGGGGAGTCTCGCATGCGCCCGATGACGCTTGAGACACTTGAGAACTTTGTCTATAGGTCTGGTAAAGTAACGGACAAGGCCGAGCCGCGAGGTATGATGGACGGCGGACGAAGCACGGGACACTTTGGTACAGGCGCATACTTCTTTTCCGACAGGAAGAGGGCGGAAGCTTATGATGACCGCGACGTTACTGCCGTAGATATCCGCGACTACAACCTCGCTCCGGCAAGTTGGTATCTGCACAAAATGCTGAGGGCGATAAACTCTAGGGTGGAGTATAAGCAGCCACACACGTTTAATGCCAAGGAGGTAGAGGCTGTTCTGGATGCAATTCGATTCCCCGGTATACAAAGCCCGGAGATTCTGGCTCAACGCAGAGCTCAAATGCCTGAAGCCGAGAGGGCAGCGAAGGAGGCCACCCGTCTGTACAATAAGGAGGGTAACCGCGACAGTGCGTCTACATCGGTGATGAAAGCACTCGGATATGAGGGCGTGTACGCCACCCCCCGTAGTGACATGGACAACTCCACCTACGGCACGGTCATATACGATGTGAAGACTGAACCCAAAGCCCGTGAGCAGCGGGTGGCTGATGTGGTGGAGCGGTATGACTTCAGGCCCAACGGAAGCTTGCGGGAGTCTAGCCTAGCCGCCGAGCTACGTCGCAACCTGAAGCGTTATGGCTTTGGTGTCAAGCAGTTTGGTACCCGTATGGATGACTTCCATATTGTCAACCCCACCACGGGTCGTAAGGTAGACCCCAAGAAGCTCATCGAGAAAGACCGTGCCGACGAGCGTGCCGAGCGTGCCGATGTGGATGCGGTAGAGCGGGAGGTGGCAGAGGAGAGAGCAATCGAAGCCGAAGCCGAAGACCTACGTAGCGAAGGTCTCAAGAGATACCAAGACGAGTACCTCGACTTCCCGGACGGGATGATTCCGCCGAGCGACCTATCTCCACGTGAGCAAAGGGACAGTCTCAACGATGAGATATCTGACGAGGACTCCACCTACTCGGCAGTTAAGTTCGCTAAGGAAAGGGGGTACTCCAACGCAGCTATCTTAAAGTTCCGTCCCGGAGCACAGCAGGCTATCGACACCTACGAAGCCAAAGAGAACCGGCTGAAGGAGCAGATTAAGGGAGTCATCGTAAAGGCTACGGAGCGCATCCGTGCTGACAAGGATATCCAAGGGTTGCCTACGGTAAAGAAGCGTGACGCTGCTGCCTTGGCTAGGCTGGAGAACGATGTCATCAGATACCTTCAGAAGAGTAGGTTCTATCAGAACGCCTCTGACGTAGGCCGTGAGGCTATGGTACGTGGGGTAAAGAAGCAGCTTGGCATCAACATGAAGTCAGCTCCGTCAGCAAACAGGTTGTTGAACGGACCGCTCGATAAGAATGGATTCTCTGAGCAGGAGAAGAAAGGGTTGCGGGACCAGATTCGTGCTATGGCACGGAGCTCTAAGACCACGGCTACTGCCATCGCTGAGGCTAGGAAACAGATTGCTAAGGACGTAGCTAAGCTGCGTAAGGATGGTGTCTTGACAACGGCTCAGGCTACGGCCCTACTGAACCGTATGGCCCGCACCAATCCTCTCAACGAGGCTTCCGTTAATTCGTTTATCGAGTATGCGAACAAGGTGTTTATGGATGCCGACTACGCCAAGAAGATGAACGACCTCAACAAGATGCGTAAGCGGGCGTTGAAGTATGCGGAGGAGAAGACGGGTATCAACACCGATGTCATCGATGTCATCAGGATTATAGCTGGCATCAATGCGGAAGCTATCCCTGAGGAGGTGCTTGAGGAATACACCGAGGTTATGACGCAGCTTTCTGAGCGCAAGGCCGTGCTCGATTTAGAGAACCGCGTATCGCTACGCAATAAGCTCGAGACTATCATTGATGCTATCGACCAAGAGCTGAACGCAAAGAACGAACTGCTGGCTGAGTTCGAGAACTTCGAGGCCAAGGTGCCCGCGAAGGAAAAGGTGAGTGTTGCCAAGACCATAAAGGCTATGATAGAGGCAGGGGTCATCACTAAGGACGAAGCCAAGCTGCTGCGAAAGTATCAGGGTGAGCTGTCCCCCGAGCCAGAGGGTAAGGATGAGGCCGAGCTACAGCAAGAGAGGGAGAACGAGGCAAGGTTCCTACGCGGTGTAGTCGAGGGTCTCCCTGAGCTTACCCATAAGTTCCCTACCCGGGAGGAGAATATCTTGCTCCGTCAATTCAATGAGCTTATCAAGACCAGCGGCATCGAGGGATTAGATAACGCCGAGCTAAAGAACCTACTGCGCGTAGCCAACAATATCGAGAACGGATTCCTACCGCATATGGCGGAGGTATTGGTAGAGAAGATTGATGCGGAGAACAAGCGTGCCGAGGTGATGAAGTCGGTAGTTAACGATAAATCTGGGCTTGCTAGACTGATTGATAGGACGGGCCTTACTAGTTTGAATCGTCGCGGGCGTAAGAACCCCACCCGTTATGTCGACCAAGTATGGGGTGACTTCAAGTCTACCCGCCTGTTCGATGCGGTGTTTAAGGATTTGGCTGTGGCATCAGCGTCATATCGCGCCGACCTACAGGTTGTCGAAGCGCGTATGGATAAGGTTCAGGACGCACTCATCAAGGCCCTCGGTCGCAACCCCAACAAGGTTACCCGTGCTAAGTTCTTGCTCGGGGCATACCTGATGCAGAAGGAGTTTGAGGCTAACCCTAACGTGAAGGGTGTCTTCTCGGCAATAGACCTTCTCGATGCTACCATCAAGCAGTCACAGAAAGTCAGCACAAGCACTCGATACAACGACGCTTCCGTAGAAGTATTGAAGTCTATCCGAGACCAAATTGAATTGCGTACAGCCGATGAGATTGAGGCCATCATAAAGAAGGAACAGGGCGGGAAACAGATGCTCGCTGTGGCTGATGAGATTCGTAAAATCAACGACGAGCTTACGCCTAAAGCTCAGTATGTAGCTGGTGTCATCCGTGGCGTTCCGTTCATGCCGTACTCCCAGTACATGCACCGGGTGGTACTCAAGGGTGAGAACGAGTACGGAGAGGACAGCGATAAGGCTTTGTCAGATGTCATGAATAAAAACATGATGCCTTCGACAAGGGCTAAGAACCTCATCAAGCGTGAGGCGAAAGGGGCTCCCGCCGTAAACTTCGACCCGTTCGCATCAGTAAATCGTGGTGCCAAGTTTGTCCTCACCGATTACTATATGACCAAGCCCGTTCGTACCAACAAGCGGCTAGTCAATAAGTTGGGAGACTTGGAAGACTTGAATGCAAGGCAGAGGGAGATGGTTCAGTTCCTGATGAATGCATCGGAAACGTTGGTGAAGGATATGCTTGTACAGGCTGTCAACCAAGATAGCATGACAACTAAGGTGTTGAACTACATCAAAAGGAAGGGGTATCAAGTTACCCTTGGTCAGGTAGAGCGGGCCGTAGCTGAGCTAGGTTCTAACGCAAGCTATGCCGCTTGGGTAGACCCCGGCGCTTTCAAGCTTGGAACAACGTATCGAAACATATACGGTAACGACGGCACGGATATACTCAGGAACGTAGGTAGTATGCAGACCACAAGGCTTTTCCCCGGTGATGAAGGCACTCGCTTTGAAAGTTCTGGTCTAGACCAGATGCGTGCCGCCACTTCTCCGGGCCGTGCTGAGATGCGTAACGAGGCTGCAAATAAGGGGCGTCAAATTATAAACCAAAGCTTTGGTCGATTAGAGAGTTGGTCTGGAGGTATTGCCGACTACCTAATTACAAAGCCGGACCAGATGATTTCTCGTCCCCTTTGGTTCGGGTCTTTCGCTCGGGAGTTTGAGGCACGCACGGGACAGAAGCCCGACATGAAAAAGATTGCGGAGAACAATGGGGAGTATATGGATAGATACAGCCAAGCTATCGAGTCGGCTACGGCAAAGGCTGATGATACATCTATCAAGGCCGGTGCTACCGATAACGCATTCTTGGGTATGCTGAACGGAACCATCCGTCCCGACCAAGCACCTCTAAAAAATGTCGTTACGTACATAAACAGTTACATGACCCGCTTCCTCATTTTCGAATATGTCACGGCTCGTACCGCTGTACAAGCCATGGTGGGTAACGGGATGATGCGTAAGCGAGATGGCGTAAGGCTATTGGCTGGTGTATCCAGCAGGATGTTTGCCTATCAATTCATTGCGGGAGCCTTAAGAGACACTGTCGCATCGATACTGTACGGTGATGACGACGAGGAGAAGGACCTTGTTGAACGCGCCTCTGAGTCCGTGGTCCAAGGAATGGCTTCGCTAGTATTGGGCAATACAATGGGTCAACTTGGTAGAGGTGCTGTTGCCATTCCGGTAGAGCTTCTCAATAGAAACTTGATTGAGTCTAGTGGCGATGAGTATGGCTTTGGTAAAAGAAGGGTAATGCCGCTGATAGACATCAATGATGACAAGCAATGGGATGCTAGAGTTTTAGACGCCGGTGTAAGGACTTTCGGTCCAATGAGTTCTGCTGTAAGGGCCACTCTCCTTGGTGGTGAGCTTGCCGCAGAAGAGATAGGCATGAAAAAGAAAAGGACAGACAGGGCCCGTGCCGAGCAGGAGCAAATGCGATTTGCTATCAAGGCGTTGGGTGCTGCCGGAGTCCTTCCGTTCGCTAACGATATCAACTACCACTACCAGAGGTCCATCTACAAAGACATCGACAAGAAGAAGAGCAAAGTCATGCGGGCTAGATAACCCAATGCACGTCGATGGTGCGGACCTCGCAGTCCTCGTTGACGCAGCGCCAAGAGACCTTTAGGCCGGGGACACGCTCTTCATCAGAGTCGTGGTCCCCGGTCCACATCAAGTTCCTTCGGCACTCTGGACACTTCATAACCCGTTGTATACCCTGTTGATTCTTTGCAATGCATCGTCCTCAAAGCCACGCTTGGTGCGCTCACGGATGACGTTGATGATGGGTTGGATGCGGCGGTCGTAATGCGCGTTGTTGCGTAGCTTCTTCAGCTCGTCCTTGGCCTCCTCTAAGTCTGCGCGTAGCTCCATATACTTCTTGCGAAGTTCGGGAGAAGAGTAGTAATACACAGGGTCGTGACCAGAGTAATCTTCACGGGCCATAACCATGTTCTTTCGGAACGCCTTGTCGGATTGCATGAGCGCCTCACCCCTATTGAAGTAGTGGATGATGGTGCTGTGGTCACGGCCAAGGATGTTTCCAATATCGCTAGGACCTAAGCCCTGTTCCTTCAGTAGGATAGCGAAACACATGCGTGCGTCGACAACCTTTCTCTTGCGAGTGCGGGCATAGACGTCTCCGTTGAAGATGATAAAGCAGATGTCGGCAAGGCGACGGATTTGTTCGGGGTGGTGGGGAATCATTGTAGTAAATTTTTGCCCTCGTTCATGTAGTCGAGGTAATCGTCAAGGTCTATGACCGAGAAGTCGAGGAGGATAACCATGTCCTCATCTTTGTAGTATTCTATTTCGTAGTACATCTCCCCGTCTAATCGACCGGAAGCAATCTGTGTATTCTCTTCATCGAATGTAAAGGAGTCTACAGCAGCGTTGAGTTGACGGACGATTCGCACCCGGTCAATGGACGGCAAGTCCATCAGGCCATCGACAAACTTCTCGTCTAGTTCGTAGGCTTGTTCAGCCTCGATATACTTCTGTTCGGACTCCATGTTCTTTTAACTCTTTAAGGCGGTACTCTTGCAGTCGAGAGAGCTTTCCCTCGGGTCGCTTGACCTCCGAGAAAAGAACTCCGCAGTCGGGAGGGATAGCAACAAGGTCGGGGATACCGTTCTTGTTGGTCTTGATGAGCTTGATGACATAGTAGCCCTCCTCCTCTAATTGCTTTATGCGTTGGCTCTGTATCTTCTGCTCGGTCATCCTACCTACAAGGTAATATCTAGACCTTTGAAATGAGCTCGCATAAAGGAATCAAGACCGCAACGGAGGTGTTGTTGTCACCCATTTTCTTTATGCTGCCACGGGAGTGGTAGCCTCTTGCTATTTTTTTCAACCTCTCCGTGTCCATTATTAGTATGACCTCCTTATTGTACTGTCCGTCAAAGACGAAGGCCCAGTAGTCAGCCTCGGTAGTAGCGATGCCGGAGGGCTTGCCTCGGCTCTCATACTCGACGGCTATGTTCTGTGTCCTAGCAATCCAACTGTCGGTCTTAACCTCTAATGTCTTGTCCTCTAGTATCTTGGCTAGGTGCTCCTCTCCAATCTTGCCTCGACTCAGGTCGAATTTGAAGTCGTTGTTGTACTCCATTCCTTAAAGTGCTTTAGGGTGTAGTCCTTCTTGTTCGACACCGTGCTGTAAATCTTTGTCTCGATACCGCGCTCGGAGAACACCCAGTAGATGTCGCTCTCGGTACGTTCCTTGGTTGTCATCCTATCTCGTGATTGCCAATAGCTTGTGGCGGAGAAGTCGATGTTGTAGTACACCAATGCCGAGGCTTGGCGTAAGCTGATGCCCTCCCGACCGCTGACAATCTGTAGCGCAATGGTCTTGTCTCCATCGTAGAATTCGTTCAGGTCGGTGGTAAGCTCGTCGCCATACACATCCTTCAACGCCTGTAGCTCAGCCTTAAACTTGTAGAAGATGGCAATCTTATCTCGGCAGAACCTGTCGTAGATGAACTGCGCTTTGCTGTGGTCGAAGACCATGTACTCTCCGCTCTCAAACTTCACCGTTCCCGAGTACATCTGATGCAGCTTACCCATAAGCTTGACCGGGGTGTCGGCTAGGACAACCTCTTTCTTACCTTCTATAACGCGGTGCTTACGTAGCTCCGAGCACATGGCATACGTCCGTGGCTCCATCGGTACGCGCAAGACGTGCTCGTTGAGTTGACTCTTAAAGCCTGCCTCCTTTTGGCTGAAGCTAATGGTGTATGGCTTCATTGCCTCAAGGATAGAAGGCAGTCCCTTGTTGTAGAACTTGAGCATAATGGAGTTGACCATGCGCGAGGTGACATCGACGTAGTCGTCGCAGAACCTGTAGAAGTTCTTGTATCTACGGAATGGATTGCCCGGGATGCCATACACCTGATGGTACATCTGACTGTACGACTCGGGCGTGGGGGTTCCAGACATCAAGATAACGTAGGCGCCACGCGACAAAGCCTTGACCTGCTTAGCACGCTTGCTAGGCTTGGGGAAAGCACCGAGGCCATGCGCCTCGTCCAAGATGATGAGGTCCCACTTCAAGTCGGGTAGCTTGTGTATGCTCTCGTAGTTCATGATGAACAGCTCGTACGAGGGGCACAGCTTCATGCTGTCTTCCTTGATGCTGCCCATGGCCTTCTTCTTTGTTAGGAACAAGACCTTGTCTACGCCCATCTCATCGGCGATGGCTAAGCTCGTTAAGGTCTTGCCTGTACGCACCTCCATAGCTAGGTACACGAAGCGATTGACGCCAAGGATTTGCTTGGCCCGAGCCACGATGCTCTTCTGATAGTTTCTTAGCTCCATGTCATCTCGCTTTGCTGTTCTCCCTCATGCTTGTTGCGGATGCGCAACCACCGCCCCAACCTATCCCGGCCTTCCTCCGGAGCTATGCCATACTTGTGCATGCAGTATGACACGAGCCACTTGTAGAACTTAGTCCGTGATATGCTCTGCTTGGCAGTAGGTCCATAGTCAGGGTACTCTTGAATGAAGTCTAGGTACACGTCCTTCTTGTACAGCTTGATGTATGGCTCAATGGTTTTGTTTTCCTCACCACCAACAAGGCCGCACCACTCGATGAAGTCGTGGCTTGTCTCGGCACTGAGCTGACGGATGCCTAGGTTAATGAACTTGCTTTCGACAAGGCCCGTGTTGAGGTATCCGGCCATGCACGACACCATGTAGTTGTCGAAGACAGCCCAGTCCTCCTCATCCCAGTCGGCAAAGAAGTGCTTCTTGAATTCCATCAGTGGCGTACGACCTTTGTTGTAGTACTGATGTAGCTCGAGTTCCCACTTGCGTCGGGCGAAGCTGTTGCCCGCACCCTTGATGGCGTAGTTGGTGGTGATACCAATCTTAGGTGACCGCTCGAAAGGAATCTTGATGGCGTCCTTGTTCTTCTTCTCCAGTGTCAAACCCTCTGTTACTACGCTGAATAGGCGCTCGAAGTCAAAGTTCTTCTTCACGTCATCGAAGCAAAGTATCTGAGTGTCAGCACTTACGAGCTGATACGGGAAGCTACGCTCGAAAGCAAACGCCTTGCCGTCTATGACCACAAGCTTCTTCATCTGACTGAGCGCGTTCATGAACAAGCCCTTGCCTGTACCACCCTCGGGATTGTCGCTGATGACCTCGTCGTTGAGGATGACGGCAGGGCAATAGCTTAGGTTCTTATAGCCGTGCATCATGTAGCCTATGGTAGACTCCATGGTCTCCCGTCTACCCTCGTCGTTGGCACAGATGTTACCGATGAATGTCTTGAAGTCGCAGTCGCTACTGTCCTGTGACGTGAACGTGCGGTCTATGATGTGGTCCTGCCACACGTATCCACCGAGGTCGAGGTAGTCGATGGTCTCCACCCCGCTTGTCGTTACCCGCACCGCGCAGTTGCGGTAGTACAGGTACGCCGTGGTCGAGGTGTCCTCCATGAAGTACACATCGATGGTACTGAGAAGGGTAAGGAACTCCTCGCGGAAGTAGCGCACGGCATCAGCGAAGAAGTTGTAGATGGTCTTGTCCTCAAGGTCGATGAGGTATCCAAGGATGAAATCCTTAATCTCTTTCTCACTCGTGTGGTCGATGAGGTTGTTGGTGACCTTGACGAAGACGTAGTTCTTGCTCCCCTCGGGTGCGTACTTGTAGAACCCGTTGTCTTCGAGGAAGGTCTTGAAGTCCAAGGGCACAAGCTTGATGACGCCCTTCTCATTCTTCATCCAAAACGTTTGCTCCTCGTTCTCTCTCTCCACACGCTCGAGGACGGCCTCTACTACATCGCTCTCAACCTCGCCCTTGAGTTGGGAGCGGACTTCTTTTTTTGATACGCCACGCTTGAGCTGACCCTTGATGTTGTTGATACGGTCGCTGTCCTCATAGTATCGAGTGCCGTGGTTGGCGGTGTTGCTATACGCTGAGTCGAGGGTGCGCTCAATCTCTGACACCGGGAAGTCGGACTGCTCGAACTGTCGGAGGATGTGCGAAGCAAGGCTCTTGTTGATGCCGAAGTCATTGAATGCCATGGCCAGCTTGTAGATGTTGGCGTTGCGCTCGCCGTCTACCATGCCGTACTTCTTGGTCCACCACTTGACAAGGATGTCTACCACCTTGTTGTCGTCGGTGATGGGGATGGTGGGTGCGTCACGCTTGACCTCAACCTCTACATAGTCTGGGTCTTCGATGCTTGTCCAAAGCTCGCTGCCTTCGTTGACGTAGATGAGTGGGTCGTAGCTCTCGTAGCACACGCGGCTGATGTTCTTGCAGGTCTTGTCAAAGTTCTCCGAGTTGAAGTGCTTCTCTAACGCGTTGAAGTAATTGGTATGATTGTCAGGGTCTTGAGGTATACGCACCAATGCCTTCAGCCCGAGACCAGAGGGGGAGGTGAAGACGGAGTAGACGTACCTGTCTTTGGACAGTCGTTCTCGCTCGGCCTTCATCTCTTTCTTCGTGGCGTAGCTATCGAAGTCAAGGCAGATGAATCCGCTGTGCTCCTGTATAGCTGAGTCAGAACGCTTGTTGAATTGACCGGAGAAGCATACCGCAGGTAGCTCTTTCTTCAGCTCGTTCCTGTTGGCCTTGTCTGTCTCTTTGCGGATGCGTTGGACCAAGTCCTTGGAGGAACCATCCTTGATTCTGCCAAGCACAAACTTGACTGAGCGATGGAAGGGAGTCGCTGTTTCCCTGATATTTTTGAAGACTGTGACGATTTGTGACATGTCTGTGACGATTTAGGTGTCGATATTTTAATGCTATTGTATTGATAGTCAGGGGGTGTGACACGAATGTCGATTCTTCCTCTCGTATATGTAGGAAGAAGGGAAAGATAGAGTACTCTCTCTCTCTCTAAAGAGAAAAGAAAAATCTGTCACCGCGTCACAAAAAAAAGAGGGGGGCCGTTGCCCCCCTCCCGCTCCGTTCATCAGAGTAAGGGGTAATTAGAACGGAGACTCTTCTTCATCTTGTTGCTTGGGCTCCCACTGGTCAAGCTCCCAGTAGTACTTGCCCTCCTTGCTTTCCTTCATCTCGAAGTTTATCCAACCCGAGGGCTTGACGTTGGCTTTCAAGAACTCGACGAACTCTTCGACGACGATGCCGACTTTGCCCTTGACAAAATCCGGTGCTCCATCACGTGGGGCTGACCAATTCATGGCGGGTGGGTACACCCTGTCTTTCTCTTCACTCATAGTGTTTGGGTTATATAAAAGGTTTCAATGTTGTGTGTGGCATTAGCTCCGAAGAACTTGTCGTGGACCTCAAGGGCCCGTTCGACTTTGTCCCTGCCACGGAGGACGAAGTCTTCACTCGGTTCGTACATGCCCATCCTACCCGTCTTCTTATCGATGGCGAAGAACACCAGCGGTACGCCGAATAGGCTTTGGTAGATGTAGCATTGGCTGTCGTAACCATACTTGCGTGCCGACCACTTGAAGTCGTCGATGTTACCGGTCGTCTTCAGGTCAATGATTCGGTCAGGACAGAGGATGTCTGCCTTGGCCTTGAACTGTCGACCCATGATGGTTCCCACGATAGGCTCCTCATACTTGTTCTCCTCAGCACGAATGGCCTCGAAGAAGTCGTAGTTGCCGAGCATCTTATTCGCCCAACCATGGATGTCCTCCACCTCCTTGGTCAGGAGCATGAACTCTGCGTCACGCTCAGCACAAGTGTCTTTATACACCTTGCTGTTGCGGCTTGCAGTGTTGACACTCTCGACCTTGGCTGCCTTCTCCGGCTCGAGGATGAGCTGATGGAAGAGACGGCCCTTGGCAAAGGCGGGGTTGTCAGGGGTGGGGACACCGAACATGGAAGGGTTGTCAAGCAGCACCTTGATGTCCGAGTTGGACATGTACTGCCGACCGACCTTGCCATAGTACTTGGCATCGTCACGTAACTCCTCTATGATGTCGCTCATAGGTTATCCTTGAGAGCTTTCTGAACGGGAGTGCTGACCTTGTACTTGGTGCGCAGTTGCTTGAGCAGGTTGTCGAAGCCCTTGTCTTTGTTCTCGACCACGTACTTGAGAACCTTACTCCAATTGTCATCGTCGACCTCAAGAGATATCCGCGTTGGCTCGCTCGATGATTTAGAGGGGGCGTCCTTGGATTCGGTTGGTTGAGACGGAACGTCCTCACCTGTCCATAGAGAAAGTCCAAGGCCGTGCATCGCAATGGCCTTAGCGGTGGCACGTTGGATAGTCTTGTTGACCTCGAAGCTGCAAACCTTTTCGATAGGGATGGACTTGTTGCGATGGTCCATGACGCAAAGCATATCGATGTGCTCCAAGTCGTTGACTACAATGCCCACCTTAACGTAGGCTGTCCTGCCGTCGGTGAAGTAGTTGAGTCCAGTCTCGGGTTGCTCATAGATGATGCGCTGTGCTTGAGGGTAGTTGCTCTTCATCATGTCCCAAGCGTGAGCCCATGATAGGTAGTCGGCACGTCCCTTCTTCTCTGCCTTGGGCCGGACGTCGATGGCCTTGAGGTTGTTGTATACTGATTCCATTTTCATTTCAATTCATTGATTAGAGTTACGTAGTCGGGGTCTGTTGTCATCACGCTCTCTACCTTTTTGATTCCGTGACCGATAGAGGGAAGGTCAATTTTGTATCCGTTCTGACCCATGTAGTGCCTGATGTATGAACTTTTGATGGGCCGTTGGTGACACAGGTAGTACAGACAATGCCTTGCGTCGGATAGGTGGCGCGACTTGTCCTTGGTAAAGAGCTGCTCACGGCTGATGCCGAAGCGGTCGGTTACACGTTCGACGTATTGTTCAAAGATGTCTTGTTTCATTCGTTTTCAATTAAAATTTCTTGGATGTACAGTCGCCCGTGCCTCAGCATCACCATGTCTTGGTCGCCGGACTTGAAGTCATTGCCTTGGGTCAACTCTTCGCCCAATGCCTTGTTCAATCCCTTTCGTGCTGATAGCTGACCGCGAAACGCCTTAGACCACACGATGCCGATGCCGTCAGTCTCGTAATGGAGGAGATAAATATATTCCATAATCAGAAGAATCTCGTGTGAGTTTTGCGACGAAAATTGTACACGTTCTCCCATACACGAAGCATCTCCTCAGCAGTGGCGGCGTACACAAACAGGTGTGGGTTGGCCTCGGCACGCTTGAGCAACTCCGATGGATTGAAACCATCCATGGTACGTACACAGCGCAGGAACGCAGTGACGAAAGACATACGAAGGTAGAAGTCCCAACGCTTGAACTGACCCAAAGAGTACAGTCTCTTGAGTGCTACGTCATAGTCCTCCCGGAACTCCCAAGTACCCTTGCTGATGTTCATCTTGCCGGTCTTGTTGCTGGCGTTGGAGGCACTGCCCTGAGCAATCATGGCCGCGATGCGTACACTGATGCGCTTGTCCATGTCTACGCAATCCTTGTGGAAGTTGACGAGCTTGATGTAGTGCTCGTTGCCTTGGGCCGCATAGCTATGTACCTTGTCCGGGATGGTCCATGGCTTGGATGCGTTGTTGAGTTCCACAACTTCGCTCATACGCAAGGCGTCAGAGACGATGTACTTGACCGGGATGCCAAGCTCACGGCAGGCGTGGAAGCGGTGCTGTCCGTCGATGATGTATCCGTCAGGCGTAACACTGATGGGTTGCATTAACCCCTGTCTCTTGATGAGCTTCTTGAGCTTGCGAACGTGAGCGGCATCGACACTGCGATTGTATTCTGTGAATTCGAACTGACTGTAGTCAGACGTGGTTGTTATTGTGTCTGTTAATGACATTGTCTATTGTATTTAGGGTTTCTTTTAGTTGTCTGAGGATAGCGTCCTCGTGATAGCGAATGCTGTATCCGTCACACAACTCTTGTATGACGATACGCATTGCAGATAAGTCTTCATGTTCCGACATAGATGGGGGAGTCAAACCTTTCGATGTTGTACACAGCGTCTACAACAATATCGCTTTCGAACGACTCAAGTTCTGAGCTCTCCAATGCCCTGCCCTCAACGTATGTGTGTCGCACAACCTTCATGAAGACGAGGTTGCCTGTGCGCAGAATCATAACACCATAGGTACATGGGTCGTGGCCTCGAGCCGAAGCCATGTCTTCAGCGTGACGCATGGTCTCTATCCAACAATCGAATTGGTATCCACTGAATGCGTCTTCGATACTGGACTGAGATTCACATGGGTCGTTAGTACCATGAACGAACCCTGAGTTGACAGGGCTTTGGAAGATGTCACACGTGGTGACAGCATGACCGAAGGCCATGGCTTGGCCCATCGCCTCGGCGAATGGACGGGTCTTGATTGAGTTCTTCATACTAGCATACCGCCGTCACCGACGTCGTTGAGGTTGAGGTATTCGCGAACGGCATCAGGTCCGTAATCATGGTAGATGGCGGCCAATTCGTACATCTTGTCAGTAGATACTGAATCGGGTTCAACGCCGCACCCTCTTAGGAATGCAACACAGGATATTGCAGCGTCCTGTATTCGCTTCTTGTATTCTTCACTCATTGTAATTAATCCGGATTAATGGATGTTGATTGTAATGTTCTTGCGGCCCTTGCCCTTGACTCCACTGCACAGGCCACACTTGGCGCAGTTGGATACGTAACCCATCTCCTTGCTTGCCGGGCACTGAACACCGTCGGCAGTGTCACCCTTAGATAGAGAGACGAAGTGCCGCCATGACGGAAGCTTGTCGGCCCCCTCTTGGTCGTGCGATGACGCCATGAAGAAGTCCTTGTAGTCGTCAGCCCAATCCTTGCCGGCTTGGTGCGTGTACCCAGTGTGGGTAGCAGAGGCGTCAGCCATGTCAGAGACAAGGTCGATAGGCAGAAGGCTTGGTTCACCATAGCTACCGAAGCGGGTGAGCTGTGACTCAGCACACCAGTCCTTGATGGGAGCAAGGTCGGTGCGCTCACGGGAATGGATGTCCTCGGTGCTGAGCGAACGTAGCATAGAAATGAACCCGGAGTACTGCATGTACTTGTGGGTATAGCAACCCTTGAGACTAGCAAGGGGGCAGTCCAAGCAGTTGGCTCCGTCCATGCGGAAGAAGTTGCCACGGTCTACCTTCTTGGATTGTGCCGAGCGAACCATGGCCGCTTGACGTAAGTCAAACGTGTAGGTCTGTACGACACTGGCTTTCTCAGGTGCAATCTTCTTGTTAGTGGTGCGCCCCTTGCGCACCACGAATAAGTTGTCGCCCTCGGTCCAAGCGATACGGCCCTTCATGACTTGAGAATCCCTTCGAGCTGCTCGTCAGTCATGCCGTGGTCGTTGAAGGTGACCGCCTCCTTGATGGTGTCCTCATCGATAGTGACCTCGCCGCTAAAGCTGAAGCCACCCTCTTCCATATCGACATGCACCTCGACGCCGTCACTCCATCCCTTTATCCGCACTGCCATACTTTCCTCGCGGGCCTCACCACCGAGGGAGTATGCATCAAGCAACATCTTGATGACCTGCTCCTTGGTATAGGTGGTCTCGGGCTTGAGCAAGGGGCCGTCGATGGCAAGGCTTGCCTTCATGTCCATGAGATTGGAACGCGCTCCGTCGATAAGGAAGTTGAGCTGTTCGAGCAATGTGTCACGAGTCTGCGGCGTGACGTCCGGGGTAGTTGGGTTGTCCATAGTGTATTGAATTATTGATATGCAAATATAAGGTATTTATTACTACTGTGCAAGTTTTTCCACAGTTAATGTCTCTTCATCTGTTGTCGTGTTTCTCGTCAGGGTCTCGGTCCATGCACTCGCATGGTCGGGTCGTAGCATACGGGTCAGCGTAGTGGGTTGAGTAAACAAACCCCTCGCCGCCGCACTGCGGACACTCCTCTTCCTCTTCCTGAAGGCTCAATACATACCGAGCCATCTGTTGGAACGAGCCGAACCCCTTGAGATGCGCGACCATGTTGTCAATCAACTTTTCCTGTGTCATTCGTTTATCTCTTTGATGATGTAGATGCGGCGATACTCCTCTCCATCATTGAAGTCCTCGACGTTGCGGTACTCCGTACCCATGTCGTTGTTGAAGTCCTCGAGGTAGTAGTCAAGGCTCTTGAAGGCGAAGCCCTCGTCTCGTGGGTCGTCGGTCTCGACGACTAAGTAGAATGGTTTCATAGCTTTCCTGATTCGAGGTCGAATTCTGTGTTGATTTCCCCGTTCTTGACGGGGTACATTTTGAACTGCCACCCTTCTGCATAGAAGACATTGATGTCGAGTTGCATGCTGTAGCTGAACCACATGTCGTCGTCGCCGTTGCTCATCTTGGTGATGACGTCATGCGGGATGGTGATTTCTCCGAACAGCTTGCTCGGAACGATGCACTTGCCGCCTTGCAAGGCGGCCATGGCTTCGACCTCAATATCTGCGAGCAGATTGAGCGTGACTTCGGCGTCCTTGCCCATGGCGTTGCGGGCATTGCGAAGGATGCTGAGGATATGGTCTCTCATGACTCTTGCATTGAATTTAACTTGGCGCGGTTGGCGTCGCGGTCAAGGTTGAGGGAGTGGATGTACTCGCGGGCATCGTTCCAAACGTCGAACGCCTTGCCGTCGATGCGGTACTTGAAAGTCTTGTAATCGTTGGGCTGTCCGTCGTTGTCGTACACCTCCGTCACGTCGATGCTGAACTCGTTGGTCAGGATGTCCATCACCACAGTGGGCAACGACCCGACACCATCGTAGTCAACGAGCTTGCCGCCGTCAATCTCAAGGCCACCCTCGGCGTAGTACTTCTCGCCGTGCCACTTGGTGTCGTGGAACTCGAACCACGCATGGCCCGAAGCCTTAGTGCCTACATGAACAATGACCTCGACGTTCTCGTCTCGGTGAATATCCTGACCCGTACTGAGTACGGTGTGACCAAGGGTAGGATAGATGACCTTGGCGTTGATGAGTTGGTCTTTCATAATTAATCCGGATTAATTGTATTTGTGGCTCGCTCAACGAGCCGGGTCTAGTTCGAGGATGCGCTCTGCACACTCGTGGATGTTTGCGATGAGACACCCAACGTCAGCACCACCAAGTGGAGTGTCCAACTCAAGAACCATGGGAGGTATAGACTTGAGTAGTCGGTCGATGTCTTCGTGAATGGCGCGGCAAGCCTCGCCTGTTGTCATGGTTTCAATGGCCATTGTATTTGTTCTTAATTGATAGTGCAATATAAGGAATATATTCCATGTATACAAGTAATTACTAAGAAATCTTCTGTGATGGACTTGAGTCACCACGTTCATCCATCCGTCACTCTCGTCGAAAACCTCGTATTCTGTGTGGGATTTGAGCGCGTTCTCTGCAAGCCATTCTTCAAAGGCTCTGTCTTCTGATATATAATCGTACATGGATATGGGTGTTTGAATGCTCGCTCAACGAGCCGGGTATTTCTTGTAAGACTTCTCCTCGTCAGTCTCAGGGTCGGAGACGATGTACTCCACCCTCTGCCCGAAGCACGAGGCGATGGTCACGCCGTTCTCAAGGGCGATGTATACGTTGCCGGTGTATTCGTTGAAGCCGCAACACATGATGTCTACAGGCTCAGGAACCTCAGATAAGGCAGTGACGACAAGGGCCGCAGACACAAGGTCGGAGCCGTAAAGGGGTGGGAATTCAATGTTCATCATGTCCATGGTTTGCCGCTCATCACGTCCGTGTAGAACAAGATGAACAGAGGTTTGTGAATGCGGTTGACACCGCTGTACTCCTTGACGAAACCCCGCATCTGCTCACGGGTATAGTCAACGCCGTTGGGAGCCGTGGCACTGCCGTCAACATGCACGATGCCGTGCTTGGTCTTGCCTTTAATCTTCATGGCTTCCATAATGATTTTATTTCATTGCGGCGGGCAGCGACCAACTCTTCACGCTCCACACTGCGCTCAGAAAACCAATTGGCACACAACACCTCGTTGTCTACGCTCATGATGCCCCATGTCTGAACGACCTCGCCGCCAAGGATTACAGTGACGTCGGTCTTCCATCGCGGAGCCATGCATGATTTGGTGTCGGGGTCCCACGGGATGTGTCGGGCCGTAACCCTCCTGATGATAATCGGCTCGCCCTTCCACTCCCCCTCGATAGAGTCGCGGTTGTAGTTGTCAGCAGTGCTGATGTCAAGGTGGTTGTCTATATGTTCAAGTAGACCAGAGAATGTTCTATAGCTCATCTGTATAGTATTAGTGAAAGTGTAAACGTGGGTGCTGTCACAAAGAGGATGATGTATGGTGCGATACCCTCCGTGACAAGAGAGAGTAGGCACGCCAACAGAAAGCTGAAGGCAGAGAAGTCCATAAGCCGCTCGCTCATTAGAACTCTCCTTGCTCTCGTGGTACAACTTGGATGCAGTCGATGCCATTGGACCGCCACATGTCGACAACCTGATTGCGGTCGTCATACACCCGCTCGATGAGGTCGTCACCGTTCTTGCGGATGTTGTCCAACAACTCTTGCTTGAACACATTGTCGGGCCGATAGTCCCCGTCCTTGCGCATATACAAGGCGTCGTAGTGGATGCCGTAATTGGCAAGCCATTCCTCCGTGACCGCACGGTTCTTGTCGTTTCGGGCCGATACAATGGTGATGACCTTGCCCCGCTCTCTCCAGTCTCTGAGGACGCTGACCACAATCTCGTTGGGTACGTCGAGCCTGAGTATGTGGAACGGCTCTTGCCACGCTTTCCACCACTCCTTCCGGGTCAGAGGAAACAACTTGCTGTCATCCATAGAGATGTTGGCGTTGTGGAACTCGTCTGCCGCTTGGTCTGCCGCTTTGCGTCGGGCATCGACGTTGGCAATCGTGCCGTCTAAATCGAATAGTATCATGATTAATCCGGATTAATTACCTCAATCTCTTTTGTCCACTCACCCACCGTAAATCGGATGAGTCCCTGACGCACGAAGCAAGTCACGCCGCGCTGTTGAATCTGTTCGACCAAACCCTTGAACGATGGCGCCCACTGAAAAGATGGCTCGCTGTGTCGTCCCTGACTGTCGATGGTGGTTACTCTGATGTCCATTAGAATTAATCCGGATTAATTGGCCCGGGCGCCTTGTTGTTGTTTTAATGATAGCGCAATATACGTAGAATGTTTCGATTATACAAGAAATCACTAAGAAATCCGCATTGCGTAGGTGCAACTTTTTTCGCGTCCCTGACTCGACGTCCCTGACTCGCACTCGCAGAGCGAGCGCCGTCCCTGACCCACCGTCCCTGACTCACCGTGGAGGAACGATGGTGGCGCGGTGGCCCGGATTAATCCGGATTAATTCCAGAAAGAAGAGGGCATAAAAAAACCCCCACCCGGTGAGGGATGGGGGTTATGGGGTTACGCGTTCACCTTTGCAAGCTCAGGGAACAAGCTTTCGAGGGTGATGTCGGACGCTTTGCAGTGCGCTTCGATAGCCTCCCGAAGGTTCGCTTTTGCTGTGGCCGTCATGACCAAAGGGGCGGACAAGGTGCAACGTGTCGCCGCATCTTTGCCTTTCGTGTGGGTGTCGTGGGTGCGCGTCTTGGTGGGCGCATCCTCGACCTTAGCGGGGGCCGCTTTCGTAGCAGGGGCCAACTTTTGGCCCGCCAACGACTTCGCGAAATTTTCAACGCCTGTTTTCACGTTGTCCTTTTTCGCTTTGCGGTTGAACGTTTCGAGACCTTTAAAAGTCGCTTTGCCCTCGACCAACCTTTTTCCCTGTGAACAATACACCGGGATGGTGGACGCGCTCAAACCTGTAGACTTCGCAAGCTTGGGGGCCATGGCCTTAATTTTCAGCTTCTTTGATTCGCAGTAGATAGCGAACACGCCGAGTTGAAAACGTAGGTTGAACATAGCCGCCTCAGTTTTGCCGTGTGCCTCCTTAATGGATGCAACGGTTACAGGGGCTGTTTTGCCGTTAATGGTGGCACTTCCGAATTGGGTTGAGTTATTAAAGCTCATTGTATTGTATTGTGTGGCCTTTTGGCCGTTGGTGGCCCCCGCTTGAACCGGAGGGGGGCCGGATTAATCCGGATTAATTATGAGCATCATTTCAAAGAACTTACACCCTTCACGCGGTCTCCATGTGTTAGGCTCCTATGCCCCCCGTTGGGGACGACTGCAATGATAGGAACAAACTTCTAATACGCAAAGAAAACAGGGGTGTATTTGCTTGATTAATCCGGATTAATTCGGGGCGCGTCCGTAGCCCTACTGGGGCGCGGCTTTGCGGGGTGCGGTATTCGGGCGATACGTTAAACGAGACCGGGGGCGGGGGCTGTGTCACCCCCGGGGGGCGGGCGTGTGCCGGGGGCGGAGCAAAACGGCAAAAAATCCGGACGGGGACGGGAAAAGACGACCCCCCCTGCTCGAATGCATTTCGTTTCTCTTGGGGGTCCATGACCGTGGGGGGTGGGGTTACCCAAACAGTACAGACGTCTCCCAAATCGACACAGGTTCATGTCGTGCTACCAGTTTATGCGTCACGCCTTACCTTTGTTGAGGCCCGTCAAGGGGGCCATGGCAGTTTATTGGTTAAGGTGAAGGGGTGGTCAAACGTGGCTACCCCTTTTACGTGACAGAAAATCGACACACTTGTGACAAAAAAATGTAACCTAAGTTACTGGTTCTCATAGTATGTGACACGATTCCTAATTATTCTCTCCCGTATACAAGGCTCTCTCTCTCTCTCTCTCTCTCTCTCTCTCTCTATAGGGGAAGCTTGAAACTGTCACCGCGTCACGGTATGTTTGCAGGACTATGAATGAAATACCTAAAGACCTTCACTTCGAGGGCACCAAGCTTATCTCCGGAATCGAGAAGCTATCCAAAGCTGTCAAGAGTACTCTAGGTCCTAGCGGGCAGACTGTTCTCATCGAGAGTCCTCATCACACTCACGGCATTACTGTAACCAAGGACGGTGTTACTGTGGCCAAGGCTGTCGACTTGATTGACCCTGTCGAGAACTTGGCGGTACGCATGATGAAGGAGGCTGCTGACAAGACGGCTAGTGAGGCTGGCGACGGTACTACTACGAGCATTGTTTTGGCTGAGGCATTGGTCAAGGGCGGGGTTGGTTCTTTAGATGCCAACAAGACGGACGTGCTTCGGGACTTGGTGTCTTTAACTGAGGAGGTTGTTGAGGAGTTGACCAGTCGTAGCCGTCGTTTAACTAAGAAGCACTTGCGTAGTGTAGCTACCATCAGTGCTAACAACGACCGTTCGATTGGGAAAATCATTGCTGACGTTTACGATAAGGTGGGCAAGGACGGCGTTGTTACAGTTGAGAAGAGTATGACTAGCGACACTGGGTTTAGCGTCACTCACGGCTTTAAGTTGGACCGGGGTTATTCTACTGAGTTGTTCATCAACGACCAGAGTCGTGACGAGTGTGTATTGGAGGGTTGTCACGTTATGGTATGCGACGGAGAGATTAGCAACGTATTGGCTATCGAGAAGGTCTTGGGTCCGATTATCCGTGACGGCAAGAAGCTATTGATTGTTGCTCCATGCAGCACTCATGTGGTGAACACATTGGCTGCGAACGTGATGAAGAAGGGTTTGAAGTTGTGCGTTGTTCCTCCCCCGAACTTTGGATATAAGCAGCACGAGCTTATGCAGGACTTAGCTGTGAGTGTTGGTGCCACGTACTTCAGTGAGAAGACTGGCGACGACTTGAGCTTGATGGAGTTTTCGGACTTGGGTTATGCGGACCGTGTTGTTGTTGGTCGCGGCGACACTGTTATTGTCAAGGGTGACAAGGAGGATGGTGTCGATGAGCGCATTGCCGAGTTGCAATCTGCTTTGGAGCTTGCCAAGCGAAAGGTTGACAAGGACTTCATCCGTCAGCGCATTGCCGGTTTGGTTGGAGGTATAGGAGTGATTGAGGTTGGGGGGCGTACTGACTTGGAGCAGAAGGAGTTATACGACCGTGTCGACGACGCGGTATGTGCTGTTCGTGCTGCTATGCAGGACGGCATTGTTGCTGGCGGCGGGGTCACTCTATACAACATAAGTCGCTGGTTATCAGACCGTGACGGTGTTGCTGCTAAAGTATTGCGTGAAGCTTTGCGTGCTCCCTTGAATCAAATCATGGAGAACTGCGGCGAGGGTTTCGATTACAGCATGTCACCTGACGGCGAGGGATACAACCTGAAGACTGGCGCGTACGGTGATATGATTGATATGGGCGTCATCGACCCTACTCGGGTTACGAAGTCTGCGTTGCAGAACGCGGTCAGCGTTGCGGTCACCATCTTGAGCACTCAGGCCATCATCACACTTGCACGAGCATGAGGGAGGAGATTACTGATTGGCTTGAGGCTGTTGAGGCCGGGGCTATGTTCGCCGACGGATTTGACGATGCCATCATGGGCATCACTGAGGTTCCGGACGGGTATCGGGTATGCTATGATATTGGCCGCATCTTAGAGCTCCTTATCACCGACCACGGCATGGACGAGGTTGGGGCGATAGAGTATTTCGATTTTAATATTGCGGGCGCCTATGTGGGTCCGCTTACACCAATTTTTGTGCAATGCGTCCTATAGGAAAATATATTGTTTTAGACCAAGTCAAGGAGGAGACCACTACTGACAGCGGTTTGCTTTTGAGCGGTGAAGACACCGACAAGTTGCGCTACGGTCGTGGCGTTGTTGTGGCATCGGGTACCGACGTTGAGGTCATCTCCTCTGGCGAGGAGCTATACTACGACAAGCGGGCGAGCTACACCATGTTGATTGACGGCATCGCTCGCACCATCATTTCTGAGCGCGATGTTGTCGTTGTACTTCATTGATTTCCATCATCACGTTCCGGTACATCTTATCGGTAAATGACACGTCGCGTTTGAATACGGGATTGTTCTGGTCGTCTGTCGGGAACTCCTTGCCTTCTATCAGTGCGTATGCGTACCCTACTACTCTCTTGGCTTTGTAGGTCAGGTTGTATACGCCTAGGCGCGACTTTGATTGTACGGACACTTTCTCTACCCACCCGTTTTTCACTAGGCGGTTGAAGCGGTCTTTGTCCCACGAGAAGACTTTATCGAACTCTTTGAACTTAGCCCGAGTGAAGTAGGGCTCATCATATAGGAAGATGAGCATTTCTAGGTCGGGTTGGGTGATGCCGTATTTGGCGTTGATGAAGTAGCGCACTACGCGCCAGTACTTTAAATAGTTCATTGTAATTTGCTGCCACAAGATATTCGATATGGCAGTCAAAGCAGTCAAACGCACAGTCACGAAGTCCAAGAAGGACGGCGTCAAAAAGAAAACGGTCACCTATAAGTCCAAGGCGGGCACGGCGACTCGGACCAAAAACAAGAGCAAGTCCGGTAAAGACAAGACCACCACGGTGTCCAATAAGAAGGGCAAGATGGTTGGTACGGCCAGCAAGGCTAAGGCAAAGCCAAACGGAATAGTCCGGAAAGACACCAAGGCAACTGCTAAAAGCAAAACGGTTGCTCTGGGCAAAGGCCGGACTGCAAGCACCAAAGGAACAAAGGGTCGAGCCTTCGTTGGAAAAGCCAAAGAGCGCACCGTCACTAGCGGTGGTTCGGGAGACACTTACTCCCGCACGGACAAGATTAAGTTTGGTCAAGGCGGCCTTCAAGGCAAGCGTAAGGACACTACACGCGGCACGACCAAACAAGTTGTTAGCCGTGGCAGCATGAAGAGCGGTATGGCCAAGGCTACCGGCGGAACTAAAGTTGCCGGAATGCGGACGGGGACCAAGAAGGGTCGCGGCCCGATTAAACGCCGCAAGTGACCCGCGAAGAGTTTTCATATCGGATGGTGTGCCTCGGCCTTGTCGGGGCCACCATCTGTATGATTATCCATAAGTTTACTAATGGCTAAGAGCGGACGCACTAAGAAGAGCAACAAGATTTGCCCGGCGGGAATCGCTTGGGCGAAGAGAACGTTTGATGTTTACCCCAGCGCGTATGCCAACATGGCTGCGAGCAAGTACTGTAAAGACCCCAATTATGGCAAGTAAAGGATATGGCAAGCCGTGTACGGTTAAGGTGAAGGCTAAGACTATGAAGCCCAAGCGTCCCAAGACTAAGAAGTAATGGGCGAGCTCAAGAAGTGGCGCGACGAGAAATGGGTGCGCATCGGTTTAGATGGCAGCATCAAGGGCGAGTGCGGCACGAGCAAGAACAAGAAGAACCCGGACCGGTGTTTGCCTTTATCTAAGGCCAAGTCTTTGACTAAGGCTCAGCGTGCTGCTACGGCGCGGAAGAAGAAGCGTGGCAAAGGTCAGTTCGTTCCTAACACTCCTGCCGCAAGGGTTAGTCGTAAATAATTATCTTTGAGAATGAATTTTCAAGAAAGAACCCAGTATCATAGGGAGCTACGAAAGTGGCGCCGGGATAGAATTAAGGCTAAAAAGAAGGGTGAGTCTATTCCTACCAAGCCTGTTCGGCCTGAATGAAACCCCTCCTTCAGTTTTTGAGTCGCAAGGGGGTTAAGCGTATTGCTCGTTGGGTCATTCCGTATCTTGTAAAAAAAATCAAGCGTAATGCCTATACCCGCAGGAACAAAATTTCACGGCGTCGCCCCAAGCGTTGACACTGTCGACAGGGGCGGTGCTACCGTGCAGCCTTTGCGCGATGTGTATACTATCGAAGAGATTAGTTCTGCGGGGACTTCTGATGTGTACACTCTGGGCTCGAGTACTGACGGCGACAACGTAGACTTGAACTTGAATGCTGTCAGCGGTGTAGACTCTACGGTCCAGCTAACGGCTGGTTCTGGCATTGGCCTTTCTCAGTCTGGAGGCAACAACGTCACCATTGACAATACGCTAAACAACGTTGGCGGCGTAGCCATTCTAGAGCCGGAGTTTATGACTGTCGGTCCCGGCGGGTCATCTACTATTACTACGAGCAAGAACCTTGTGGACTTGAATTGGGTTGGTGGTTCTGGCACCCACGACCTTACGTTACCTTCTGCTGCTGCCATCCCGTATCGTGTTTTGCGTATCGTCAACAACGGTACCGTTACGGCACAGGACAAGGTCGACGTCTACGCTCCGGGTTCTGAGACCATTGACGGTCAGGCATCGTATAGGATTAACAAGGTGTACAATGGTATTGCTGTCTGGTCTGACGGCAACAACTGGATTGTCATCCAAGCAAAGAGCACGTAATGAAGAAAGACATGCCCTGTAACAAGCCTCGCCGGTCTACGAGCAAGGGCAAGAAGAAGATGGTTAAGGCGTGCGCCAATGGCAAGGAAAAGATTATTCACTTTGGTGCAAAGGGTTACGGTCACAACTACAGTCCTGCGGCGCGTAAGAGTTTCAAGGCACGGCACAAGTGTGATACGGCCAACGACAAGTTGACGGCACGGTATTGGTCGTGCAAGAAGTTGTGGGCAGGCAAGGGGGGAAGTAAGAAGGCAAGCCCTAGCGGACGAAAGGGAAAGTATTAACTTAGTCGTCATGAAAGGTTTAGGCGACAGCATCGAGAAGGTCACCAAAGCCACCGGCATTAAGAAGGTGGTTGATTCTGTGGCCAAGGCAACGGGTAAGGATTGCGGCTGCAACAAGCGTCGTGACACATTAAACCGAATGTTCCCATACGAATAATGGCATATCAGAAACTACAAGTCGAACGGGCCCTTGCGGTCATCGCCAGCGACACCATCAACATCCCTAACGTTGCAGGCGCCAGCACTAGCGGAACTACTGACGGGGCGGCGGCCAACAAGCTTATTGACAGTGATGCTGATTTCACTAGCAACCTACTCAACTACATCGTGTACAACACTACTGACGGTAGTGTGGCTAAGGTTACGGCGGTTGACGATGATAATACCCTTACCCTCAGCGCCAACATTATGGCCTCGGCAGAGGATTACGTCATCTACGAGGACAACAATACGGGTTGCGTTCTGTACAATGGTACAGGCGGTCCGGCTGACATTGAGGTAATGACTTCTGGTGGCGATGTAGTTACGTTTAGCGCGGTTGGTTCTGGGGCATTTATTCCTGTACAGGTCATTCGTTTGTTTGAGTCCGGCACGAGCGCAACCAACGTAATTGCTATGTGGTAATATGCCCATTCAGATAGCGATAAACAATGTTGTTAAAGGAGAAGACGGTTCTTCTGGTTCAATTCCTCGTCCCAGCAATTTTTTGCTACAAGAGAACGGAGGTAGAATCCTTCTTCAAAACGGAATTGATTTCCTCCTAACAGAAGCATAGTATGGCAAACCAAAAAATTACAGAGTTAACCGCTCTTAGTTCCCCGTCTGCTACGGACGTATTAGCCATTGTTGACCTTGGCACAAACACCACCAAAAAAATCGAGGTTCAAAATCTCGTTAGCGGTGTAAGTGTTGCAAGCCAAGCTAACAACCGGCTTATTACAGCAACGTCTGTAAACGATGCTCTTGAGGGCGAGGCTCAGCTAACTTTTGATGGGACGTCTTTGATTTGCGGTGGCAATATCGAAGCCGATTCAATTACAGAAACCACTACAGGAACAGGTTCTGATGGGGGTTTTGGGCAAGGTGCTACACTAATTGAGTTGAGTGGAAGCGTAGTAATTGCTGGGTATTTGTATGCTAACACATCCACTGGTTGGTCTGGCACATCAGCCACTAGTCTTGGTCAAGTCAGCACTGGTTTGATTGCGATGGCTACTACGAGTGCTTCTGGAGACGGAATGGTTACTCGAGGCATTGTCAGCCTTGCTGTTGACCCGGGAGGAAGCATTGGAGATGTTGTCTATTTAGACACCACCTCCGGTCGGGCAACCACAACACCTGTATCGGCTTCGGGTAATGTGTCGCGGGTAATCGGCTACAAGGTTGCTCCCAAAATTATTTATTTGAACCCTTCTCAAGATTGGATTGAAATTAGTTAAGGCATGGCAAGCATATCCGGACAGAACACAAGCAGCATTGACCAAGTAGACGGGTTCTTTACTACTCAGGGTGGTGGAGCAACGGCTGCCCCTGTGGTAACTAATGGAACCCAATTAGGACAGGTGGGCGTATCGTGGTTTAATGCCGCTGTTACTCCTGATTTTTTTAGGTCGCCAACTACAACACACAAGTTTGTCAAGTTGGCTTCTGTCCATGACTACGGACAGTATATCGGAATCAAGGCTAATGGCGAGCTGTGGTATTACGCCAACGTAAATACCTACGGTCAGGGGATGTTTACGACTTTGAATGCGTGGACTCAATACGGAACCGACACTGATTGGACAGACGTGACAGGCGGTCAGATTACTTGGGGCTTCATTAAAGGTGGCGACTTTTACTTCATGGGCTACGGAGGGTGGAGGATGAGAGGCGATGGAGGCTCCGCTAGTCCAAACTCGCCTGAACTTATTAGTAGCGCGGAGACATGGGAGGCGGTATCTATGTCTAATCAGACTACTTGTATTAGGAACACTTCAGGAGAGATGTTCTTTGCTGGATACAATTACGATTACGGCACAGGTCAAGGAACTACATCAGGTCAAACGGCTACGTTCACCCAAGAGCAGAACGGACTTACGGGCGTGACCCATCACACGGCGGGATACCGTAGGTGCATTATGGTAAAAGGGGGTTCAATCTATACCACAGGCAACAATCAAAACAAGATGGCCGGGCCGTTAGTTTCGACTAACGCTGACATTAACGGGCCAATCATTACATACTCTGGAACTGACATCACTCAGGTGGCCGCCTTTGGAGATGACGCGACCTTGGCAATCACCACGGGCAGCCAAATCAGATTCGCGGGTGCGGGCGGGCAATCCCCAAGACCTGACAACAGTACTGCTAATCAACAAGGAACCACTGGCCAATCAAACGAAGCGTTCTCAATCCTATCAGGTGCAGGAACGGGGTGGACTTTTATCGGTGGAGGCAAGACGTCTTCAGGTACTAATTATGGATTTGGCATACAAAACGGTCAAGCGAAAATTGGTGGCACATACTCCAATGGGCTCGGCGTTGTTATGGGCGAGGCTCAAACGAATCAATGGAAAACAATAGGGAGCACATCAAACTTTGTTGCGCTTAACATATCAGGTGCCAGCACTGATGAGATGCACTGCGCATTTAGCACATCATGAGAGTAGAGGTATTTACAGACACAGATTTCGAGCAGGGGTGGACAGACGCCGCCGTTCCTAACATGTCATTTAACTATGACCAACCATCTATAGAAGAGTGCGAATACAGTGATGGCGCTTATTGGGCTACTTACGAGCCCATGGTTCTTACTGAAAGCCACACCTTTACATACTTAACACCTACAGGCAGGGAAACTGTATCCGTACCACCGGGTACTTATGGACTTAAGCCTAATGCCTGAGATAGCTAAGTTTAGAAACGAATCAGAAGAATAAGACATGCCTATACCTCCCGGAACAAAATTTCACGGCGTCGCTCCCGATGTCGAGACAGAAAACAAGGGGTCTGCGAGCCGCAATGCTAACCGTGACGTCTACACCATTGAGGAGTTTGGCGGCGGCGGCGGCGGCGGAATCTTTGAGACAGACATTCTCTACAACCTTACCAACGGACACACGTTTGGCCGCCTATCTGGCAACGGCACGTACGCTGTTGGAGATAGCGGGGTCACTGTCGTTGATTTCATTCGTGACGTTCTCATTATGCAGAGCGCTACGTTCAGCGCGACCCCAATCCCTGCGTGGCAGTATAACCTTACGAGTGTTGACATCAACGTTCAGTGGCAATATACCGGCGGTGACAATGCGACATTGGTTCGGCGCGTCAACGGAGGTGCTATCGAAGAGTTGCAGACAGGCATCGCTCCCGGCAGTGGGACGTTTTTGGATGAGACGCTTCCTACGTTCCCTGAGTTCGCTATCAACTACGTCTACTACTACCTCAACATCTTTGATGCCGAGGGCAATCAGCTCCTTCAGGACGTAGCTATTGCTACTCAGCAAGCGTATATGGTTCCTGCTGTCACGACAAGTGTTGAAGCCGACAACGACGGTCGCTCTCCTGACGAGACTGGACTTATCCGAGAGTGGGGTAATGACGCTAGTAGTATCGAAGGTGTAGCCACGAAGATGTCTACCTACGTTCCTATGACGGAGGTTCGCATGTATCGCGGTGCTACTGAGCTTGCTTCAGTGACTGTTGTTGGTGACCCTGCCAGCGAAACTCTAAACGTTAATGGAGACACTCCTGCTAGTCCTACTACTGACTTTACGTATACGACGCAGGTTTCGGATACGCAGAGCGACAACGATGGCGACATCTATGCCAACATCAGTTCTGACCAGACGGTAAGCATGCGTCCTCCAATGATGTTTATCGCAAGCTCTCTGGATGGTTCTGGCGCTACTCCCGGTCAGGCTTTGTACGACTCTTACGCTTCTGCTTCGGACGGTTACTTCCGTCTTTTCTCTGGTGAGTTTGCCGACACGTTCTCTACTGTAGCCACTATGGCTGACGTAGCTAACTACGCTTGGATTATTTACGATGACTCCCTTGGGGCTCCCGAGCTTCGTCAGGGCGGCCCTACAGGTCCTATCGTCAACTTTGACGACTATGGTACCGAGACTATCACTAACGACTTTGGCGTAAGCGTAACTGTTCGCTTGCTCCGCTCACCCTTCACTGGTCCTTTCTCTACAGGCACCAACTTCTACATTTCATCTAATGGCTGAATTTCCCGACCTACTAATCAACCCGAACCCTGACGCCCCTACTCTGGACGCTTCGGGAAACCAAGTCCGTGGAATCAACATCTTTGAGACTACGGCAGAGCGGGACGTACTGAACGCTACGGTTCGTATCCCGGGGGCCTTGGCTATCATCAAGGGTTCTGACGAGCTGTACCAGTATACTGCCGACACCGTTGACGATACTGCTTGGCAAGACGCAGGCAACTGGTTGGGCGTTGGTTCTGCTGGCGGTTCTGGTGTACAGAATCTAAACAACCTAAACGGCAATGTCACTCTCATTGCGGGAGATGGCATTGAGATTGATGTGATTACCGGGAACAACGAGATTGAGATTACCTCCACTGGAGGAGGGGGAGGGAGCACTGATGGAGAAGACATTTCTTTTATCGTTCGCGACGCTCCATACACGAGTGACTATGACCACGAGGGCACTGTATTCAACTTTGGTCTCATTGGCACCCTAAGCTTTCGTGTTTATCGGTGGAGTGGAGCTTCATGGATTGCAGCGGACAACACGGGAGTTTCTAATGCTACTGGTTTATTGGCACTTGGATTGAATAGTGACGCCTTCGTTTTAGAAAAAGGGATAGTGTCTTTGACTTTTGCTCCTCCTTTTACTGCGGGTGATGTTTTGTATCTCGGCAGCGGAGGCGCCCCATCCATCACTAATGACATCAGCACATTGACTTCGGGTGAAATCGTTCGGGTTGTTGGTGTCTATCTAGGTCAGTCTGGTAGCGTTTACAAAACCTACTTCAACCCAAGTCCGGATTGGATTGAGATTGCATAATGGAGATAGGTAAAATATCTGGAGCCCCTGCATCGGGAGTTAGTGTTTCCGGCGTAAGCGATTGGGCTGCGATTGGCGGATATTACAACACCCCTCCTATGGAGCTTAAGTTTAATACCGCTCTTGGTGATGGATTGCCTCAGCTTTCGATTGGGTTGAGCGGTCTTGCCGGCAGTCCGATATGGCCCAATTTTGTTGATTGGGGTGACGGAACTTTAGAGGAGCTCGTCAGTAATCCGCAGACACACACGTATTCAACGGGTGGTGTGTATGATGTTAAGTTTTTCGGATATGGGGTTTTTTCCGCTCAAAACGATTTACAAACCAAGCTTGTTGAAATCAATAAATGGGTAGACACTATTGAGCTTCTATCACTTAATAGTTGCTTGCAGCTAACCGCAATAAACGACTCCAATCCGGCTGTTATTACTAGCGGTGCTGGAGTATTGTTGTTGAGCAACTGCCCGCTTCTTTCCGTTACATCTGGTATAAACAACTGGGATGTCAGCTCTCTTACCACTTTAAATAGCGCCTTTTTAAATTCTTTGCTTTTTGACGGAGACGTCAGTGGTTGGGACGTTAGTGGGGTTTCTCAGTTTGGTTTTTTGTTTAATGGCGCCAGTTCATTTAACCAAGATGTCAGTGGTTGGGACGTAAGCAGCGGCTCATTTTTTGGCAGCATTTTTAATAATGCCACTTCCTTTGACCAAAATGTAGGGGCATGGCAGTTTGGAAATAATGCGTTATGTGATTTCTTTTTTGCTAATTCCGGTATTAGCGATGCTAACGTAGCGTTGTGTCTAGAGGATTGGGATAGCGTTGGTCAAGGCACGGGAGTCGTTATGACCAATATGTTTGGGACGACAGCTAGTGGTGGCGGCCCAAGGACATTAAGTGAGTCTACTTATCCGAACGCGAAGACTGCTTACGATAACCTCATTGCAAACAACAGTTGGAATTTTACCGGTTCATTTAACTGGGTTGCATGAATTATATTTACGGGAAGAATGACCACGACCAGTATTGGATTTATTGGGAGGGCACATCATACGAGGCGACATGTCCAGCACCATTACCTTATTCGAAATCCTTACCCTCGCGGGGGCGCTTATTGGAGTATACTTCAAGCTTCAAACCGAAATCGGAAAGCTAAAGGGACGCATCGCTATGTTGGAAAAGCAGGAGTTGCAGGTCATGAGTATGCTAGAGAAGCTCATGAATTCTGTTGACGAGCTCAAGCTTCTCCTCGCTCAAAAGGGAATGAAATGAAGTACTTCACCTACTCTGAGTTTGACAGTCCTGACCTCCCCGGCTCTGGCCATGAGATGGAGGATATCTTCCTAGAGAAGCTGGATTTGGCTCGTGAGCAGTCTGGAGTTCCTTACGTTATCAACTCTGGCTTTCGGACGCCTGAGCATAATGCTGAGGTGGGGGGAGTCCCGGGAAGCTCACACCTTACGGGTTGGGCTGCTGACATCCGTGCCGATAGTTCCAACCGACGGTTCCTTATTCTTCGCGGCCTCCTTGCCGCTGGATTCAATCGTGTGGGTATAGGCCAGAACTTCATCCATGTGGACTGTGACCCGAGCAAATCGGGCAACGTTTCTTGGTTGTATTGAATTGCGTACCTTGGTTCTATGATTGATTTTATCGTAGAGAACTGGATTCCATTGACTGTTGCGGCCATGGCGCTTTTGAAAGTCATCGTGAATCTAACCCCTTCTGAATCTGACAATGCCGTATTTGGTTATCTCGATATCCTTATTACTGCTATTACTGGCGACCGCCGTAAGAAGAAGTAAGATGGCTAAGATTAATAACGGAAATAGCTATCCGGTTAAACCCGCTCCTCTGAGTGGGGCGGATACGGCTATTGGTACTGATTCTGAAACGACAGACAAAGAGACCAAGCAGCTTAGTGTTCAAGCTATTGCTGACTTTACTCTGGACCAGAGTAACGTAGTCAACTCCGTTACTGGTTCTGACCCAATTAAAGTAACCCCTACTTCGGGAGACGTTGTCGTTAGTCATGATACAAGTGGCGTAACGGCCACTTCATATCAGTACGCAAACATTGTTGTAGATGAGTACGGCCATGTTACTGCCGCCTACGACGGTACTCCTGTCACTTCGGTAAATGGTGTTGACGGAGCTGTTACTCTTAGTGCTGGAACAGGAGCTAGTGTTGTGACGGACCCGAGTAACCCTCAGAACATCATCATCTCCGCTCCGGGTGGCGGAGGAGGTTCGGGTAGCGTTACTGAAGTTAATACAGGAATTGGACTGTCAGGCGGTCCAATTACTACCACGGGCACCATTGACCTAGATAATACGGGAGTCGCTGCGGGAACATACGACCTTGCTACCGTTACTGTCGACCTTCAGGGTCGTATTACGTCTGCTTCTAACGGGCCAAATATTGACCTTCAGTACGTACTTGATAACGGAGGTGTAGCGAATTCAGGCAGCATCACTCTTACGGGTGGAGGTGTCATTGCTCCCACTGCCGTTGTTGGGACTATTAGTTCTTCAGCCGCTACTATTCAGGACTTGACCCTTACAGAGTCTTTGATTGATGGCAACTCCTCGACAGGTACTTTGGGTCAGGTGTTGGTTTCAGACCCGACTCTTAATGGTGGAGCTGGAGGTGTAGTGTGGAGCGATGTTACTACCCGAGTTGCTAAGGCTACGGTTAGTTCTGCTGCTTTGAACGCAGCTACCCCAGTTACTGTGGTGGCGGCACCCGGAGCGGGGAAGTACATTCAGGTAATTTCGGCGGCGGCGAAGTACAACTACGGGACTTCTAACTATAGTTTTTCATCTCCTTTGAAGTTGTATAGCAATTTAAATTCTGCTCAATTTGAGCTCAACGAAGCATTTCTTCTTCTTCCAGCCTCTCAGATTAGAGCTATGTCGTTGACCGATAGTGGTGCGTTAGACGAAAACACAGCCGTGTTCTTTTCTCCGACAACTATTCCTTCAGGTCCTGCTGGAGACGGGGATATTGAGCTTAACATAGAGTATCGGATTGTAGAATTTTAATGCGTGACATACGCAAGGTTTGTATCGGTCCTGACTATAAGGACTCTATGTGCTACGTGGTGGGACAGTCCGTACTGGGCGGCTCCCACCGTGTGCATTTAATTAAATACAGTGATGAGACCGGGGGTATCCTTATCTACATCCAGAAGGGGGACATCGTGGTGCTTTGGAAAGAGTTCAACGGAACCATGCCCATTTCAATAGAATACAATATCAACTTTTGAGAGCAGTCAATCAGTTTATCGTAAAGGGAAAGAGATACAACAACACCAAGGGCGACCTCATCGTAAGCACGAGTGAGGAAGACCACCTCTTCTCAAACCGAGAGGGGGAGGTCGTAGCCCTTCCGTTGGGGTATGAGGGTCCTATTGCCATTGGGGATACCCTACTGGTGCATCACAACGTCTTTAAGTTCTACAACGACATAAAGGGTCGTCAGCAGAGCGGGCGCAGTTTCTTTCGTGAAGACCAGTTCTTTGTTGACTTCGACCAGTTCTATATGTATCGGACTCCCGGTGGTGGGTGGATTCCCCAAGGAAGGTATTGTTTTGTACAGCCCGTACCCCCAGAAGATTCAACCATCTTCAAGCCAATAACTGAAGAACCACTGGTTGGTATAATGCGTTACCCGAATGATTATCTTACGGGTCAAGGAATTGAGTCTGGTGATGCAGTGACTTTCTGTCCGGAGAGTGAGTATGAGTTTACAGTGGACGGTGAGAAGTTGTACCGGATGTTCGACCATCAAATAACATGCAAGATTCAAAGAAGCTAAAGCAGAGCATCATCGCAGCGGGGCGGGTAGCTGTTGAGCAACTAATTAAGGTGGCTCAAGAGGATATCCTAAAGCCTAGCGAAGACGATGAGCTTGCGGCGGATAGGTTGAAGAATGCGGCGGCTACCAAGAAGCTCGCCATCTTCGACGCCTTTGAAATTTTGAACCGCATCGACTCGGAAGAGGAGGAGCTGGAGTTGGCGTCGGGCACCACCAAGACGGAAAGCAAGGTGGGTTTTGCAGAGCGAAGGTCAAGATAATCTGTACCGCCCCGTAGTGGGTTTGGTTACAAAGTCCGTTGTGTCTAACAAGAACCGCGCTAAGACGTGGGTCTATGGATACAATGAGAAGTACGATATGGTGGTCATCTCCAAGTCTGGAAAGATTGGTGACATCATTAACATCAACGGCGTTAACATAGCGTTGCCACCCTCGCCAAAGGACTTGGATAGGGGCGAAGATAGGTGGGTTCGTAAAGAGTTCCCTCGTGCCCTAAGCCGCGTTCAGAACATCTTCCAGTGGAACGATATGCCTAAAGGCTTTAAGGCCGATTGGGTGGACTATATCGAGAGCGAGTTCGACCGTCGGGAGGAAGGCCATTGGTTCTACAACAACGGTAAGCCTACGTACGTCACTGGCGCCCACTATATGTATTTGCAATGGACAAGTATCGACGTGGGTTATCCTGATTTCCGTGAGGCCAATCGAATATTTTTTATCTTCTGGGAAGCGTGCAAAGCTGACAACCGATGCTTTGGAATGATGTACCTCAAGATTCGTCGTTCCGGATTTTCTTTCATGGGCTCTTCGGAGTGTGTCAACACTGGTACTCTAGCCAAAGACTCACGAGTAGGGATACTATCTAAGACCGGTTCTGATGCGAAGAAAATGTTTACGGATAAAGTGGTACCCATTGCCAACCGACTTCCGTTTTTCTTCAAGCCGATACAGGACGGCATGGATAAGCCGAAAACGGAATTGGCTTTTCGCATACCTGCTTCGAAGATTACAAAGAAGAATATGTACGATGTGGAGGACGAAGAGATTTTCGGACTGGACACCACCATCGACTGGAAGAACACTGACGACAACTCTTACGACGGAGAGAAGTTAATCCTACTGGTACACGACGAGAGCGGGAAGTGGGTCAAGCCCAACAACATCCTAAACAACTGGAGGGTAACCAAGACGTGCCTACGTTTGGGAAGTAAGATTATTGGAAAGTGCTTGATGGGCTCGACGTCGAACGCTTTGGCTAAGGGCGGTTCAAACTTTAAGAAGTTGTACGAGGACTCGGACCCTACGTCACGAAATGCCAACGGTCAGACTAAGAGTGGGATGTACTCTTTGTTCATCCCTATGGAGTACAATATGGAGGGGTTCATAGACCAGTATGGACACCCCGTATTCAACGCTCAGGACAAGCCCGTGCGCGGCGTTGATGGGGAGATGATTCGCGGTGGCGCCATAGACTATTGGGACGCGGAGGTAGAGAGCATGAAGGGAGACCCTGACGCGCTCAATGAATTCTACCGTCAGTTCCCTCGAACTGAGTCACACGCGTTCCGTGACGAGAGTAAGCAGAGCTTGTTCAACCTGACTAAAATCTATCAGCAGATAGACTATGCAGATAGCCTTGTTAAGGAACACTATCTAACCCGTGGGTCCTTCAGTTGGGAGAACGGCATTAAAGATAGCCGCGTGATATTTAGGCCCGATAAGAGAGGCAGGTTTAATGTTTCGTGGACCCCGAACAAGGGGCAGCAAAATAGGTGGATAGAAAAGAGAGGAATCAAATATGCTGGCAACGAACACCTTGGTTCATTTGGATGTGACTCTTACGACATTAGTGGCACTGTGGGTGGCGGTGGTTCTAACGGTGCTCTTCATGGAATGACCAAGTTCCATATGGACGACGCCCCTACCAACGAGTTCTTCTTGGAGTATGTGGCTCGACCGCAGACGGCAGAGATATTCTTTGAGGAGGTGTTGATGGCGTGCGTATTCTATGGCATGCCCATCCTTATCGAGAACAATAAGCCGAGGTTGCTTTACCACTTCAAGAACCGGGGTTACCGTGGGTTCTGCATGAACCGTCCGGACAAGAACTTCAACAAGCTAAGTAAAACGGAGAGGGAACTGGGAGGTATCCCAAACAGTTCTGAAGATGTTAAGCAGGCTCACGCCGCTGCTATCGAAAGCTACATCGAGAAGCACCTTGGTGTAGACATGGACGGAACGTACCGTGATGTAGGAGAGATGGGCAGTATGCCTTTTGTACGTACTCTCGAGGATTGGGCTCGTTTTGACATCAGTAATAGGACTGCTTTCGACGCTACTATCAGCAGTGGTTTGGCCGTTATGGCCAACCAAAAGCACCTCTATATGCCTGAGCAGAAGAAGAGTTCTATAAGCATTAACTTGCCGAGATACAACAACCGTGGTTTTCGTAGTGAGAGATTGGACTAAATGAAAGACGTCAAGATAAATATCTCCAGTGCTGGGTTTCCTAATCAGTTCGTTTCTGACGCGGAGAAAGCTAGTGATGAGTATGGCTTGATGGTCGGTCAGGCCATTCAGTATGAGTGGTTTAAGAAGGATGGTAGCCAGTGCCGGTTTTACAACCAGTGGCGGGAGTTCAATCGCCTGCGTCTTTACGCTCGTGGTGAGCAGAGTATTGCTAAGTACAAGAACGAGCTTGCCGTCGACGGCGACCTTTCGTATTTGAATTTGGACTGGACCCCGGTTCCCATCTTGCCGAAGTTTATTGACATCGTAGTCAACGGTATGTCTGAGCGCGTCTTCAAGGTAAAGGCTTACGCGCAAGACGCGTTGTCTCAGGCCAAGCGAAGCAAGTATCAGGATATGATTGAGGGTCAGATGGTAGCCAAGCCTGTCTTGGAAATCATCCAGCAAAAGACTGGTGTCGACCCATTTACCATGAACCCCGACGACTTGCCTAGCAGCGACGAGGAACTCAAGGTATACATGCAGCTTAACTACAAGCCTGCCATTGAGATTGCTGAAGAGGAGGCCATCAATACCATCCTCGAAGAAAACCACTACACCGACACGCGCAAAAGGTTGGACTACGACCTCGCTGTTTTGGGACTTAGTGTGGCTAAGCACGAGTTCTTGCTTGGTTCTGGCGTTCAGGTATCTTATGTAGACCCGGCTAACGTAGTGTATAGCTATACCGAAGACCCGTACTTCAAGGACTGTTTCTATTGGGGAGAGATTAAGACTTTGCCGATTACGGAGCTCATGAAGATTGACCCCAGCCTCACCAACGAGGACTTGGAGGAAATCAGTAAGTACAGTCAAAGCTGGTACGACTACTACAACACAGCTCAGTATTACGAGAACGATATGTTCCATCGTGATACAGCCACGTTGATGTACTTCAATTACAAGACGACCAAGAAGGTGGTCTATAAGCGTAAGAAGCTTGAGGGCGACGGCGCTCGCGTTATTGAAAAGGACGACCAGTTCAACCCTCCCGAGGAGATGATGGAGGAGGGTTCATACGAGAAGGTTGAGAAGACCATTGACGTATGGTACGACGGCGTTATGGTTATGGGGACCAACATCCTATTGAAGTGGGAAGTGGCACAGAACATGGTGCGCCCTAAGTCTGCGTCTCAGCATGCCTTGCCAAACTATGTGGCTACAGCACCACGGATGTATAAGGGCGTTATCGAGTCGCTTACGCGGCGTATGATTCCTTTCGCGGACCTCATTCAAATTACGCACCTCAAGCTACAGCAGGTTATCTCTCGCACCGTTCCTGACGGAGTGTATATCGATGCTGATGGATTGAGTGAGGTAGACCTTGGTACGGGCAATGCCTATAGTCCAGAGGATGCTTTGCGCTTGTACTTCCAAACTGGTAGTGTAGTGGGGCGCTCATACACCCAAGACGGAGAGTACAATCAGGGAAAGGTTCCTATCCAAGAGCTGAATAGCAACAGCGGTGCCGCCAAGACGCAGATGCTGATTGGTAATATGAATCATTATTTGCAGATGATTCGTGACGTAACGGGACTCAACGAGGCCCGCGACGGAAGTACTCCTGACCCCAACAGTCTTGTTGGATTGCAGAAGCTGGCTGCTGCCAATAGCAATACGGCTACCCGACACATCTTGGATGGTAGCCTGTATATGTTCCGCTCTCTGGCTGAGGCACTTACATATCGTGTTAGCGATATTCTGGAGTACGCTGACTTCAAGGATGAGTTCGTTAATCAGATTGGTAAATACAACGTCAGTATCCTCCGTGAGATTAGTGAGCTGTACATCTATGACTTCGGTGTATTTATTGAGATTAGCCCCGACGAGGAGCAGCGTGCTCAGCTTGAGGCGAATATCCAAATGGCTTTGAGCAAGGGTGGTATCGACCTTGAGGACGCCATAGATATCCGAGAGATTAAAAACATTAAGCTCGCCAACCAACTTCTCAAGATTAAGCGTGTTGCGAAGCAGGAGGAGGAGCGTCAGTTCCAGCTCCAGCAGCAGCAGATGCAGGCGCAGAACAACATGCAGTCACAGCAGATGGCGGCGCAGACCGCTATGCAAAAGATTCAGGCTGAGGCCCAGAGTAAGATGCAGGTCAAGCAGGCGGAGATTGCTTTCGAGATTGAGAAGATGCAAGCTGAGGCTCAGGCTAAGGCTCAGCTTATGGACCTTGAGTTCAAGTATAACCAACAGCTTCATGGCATGCAGGAGCAGCAGTTGCAGGTTCGGGAGGATAAGCGTGAAGACGCTAAGTCAAGCAGAATCAGTCAACAAAATACTGAGCAGAGCAAGCTTATTGACCAGCGGAAGAATAACTTGCCGCCTATGAATTTCGAGTCGAACGAGGACAGCCTCGATGGTTTCGACTTGGCCGAGTTTAGTCCACGATAAAATATATATAAATGGAAATTAAAGTAAGAGAGGTAACTGAGGTGGAGTCTAAGTCTACACAGCAGGTAGAGCAGGAACTGCTCGATAAGCACGCGGCGAAACAAGAGGGTAACGTTACTCCCGAGTCCGAGCCCGAGCCCGAGGCTCCCTCGTTGTCTGAGGACGAGGTACGGTCGTTCTTGAGTACGCGATACGGGCGTGAGATTGGCTCGTTGGACGAGCTAAACGAGGTGCGTGAAACGCAGGTGGAGTTGCCAGAGGATGTGGCGGCGTACTACAAGTACAAGCAAGAGACCGGTCGCGGTCTGCAAGATTTTATGAAAGTCAACCAAAACCTTGCCGAAGCAGACGGGGATGGGTTACTAAAAGAATACCTCCTACAAACTGAAGACGGCCTCGATGCAGAGGACGTAGAGATGATGATGGAGGACTATAAGTTTGATGAAGACCTCGATGACGAGGCCGACATTAAAAAGGCTAAATTAGCCAAGAAGAAAGCTGTTGCTAAAGCACGGAAATACTTCGAAGAAGAGAAGGAGAAATACCAAGCACCTCTTGAGTCAAGGGGCGCAGGTTCTCTGGAGCAATCTGAGGAGTACAAAGAGTACAAGCAATATGTTGAGCAGGCGAAGACTTACCAAGAGGAGCAAAAGCGCAGGAAGGATTGGTTTGACGAAAAGACAGGAGAGGTGTTCAGTGAACAGTTCAAAGGTTTTGAGTTCAATCTAAACGACAAGTCCTACGTGTATTCTCCCGGTGACCGTGGTGAATTGAAGAAGTTGCAGCAAACTCCCGAGGCTTGGTTAAACAAGTATCTGGATGAGCAGGGCTTAGTCAAGGACGCTAAGGGGTACCACAAGTCATTAGCCGTCGCGATGAACCCCGAGAAGTTTGCCGAGTTCTTTTACGAGCAAGGCAAAGCGGCTGCGGTGGATGACGTGATGCGAAAGACTAAAAACATTAACATGTCCGAGCGTCCCGTTCCTCAAGCTGTTTCTAAGGGGGAATTCAAAGTTCGAGCCGTAACACCTAATTCGGGTAACGGCTTGAAAATTCGTAGTCCAAGAAACAAATCATAAGAAAACATGGCAGGTTCAGTAAACACAACCCCGGGGTTCCAACTCCAGCCGAGCGCAGACCAAGTCCCGCTCTCGACAAACTACATCACCAACTTCAACTTTCTCAACCAGTATCTCCCTGATACTTACGAGAAGGAGTTCGAGCGTTATGGAAATCGCACAGTAGCATCGTTCCTCCGTATGGTTGGCGCGGAGTTGCCATCCAATTCAGACCTCATCAAGTGGGCTGAGCAGGGTCGTCTCCACACCAAGTATGTCGAGTGTGGCACGACAGCCGCTGCTGCTGCTAATGTCGCAACATTTCAAGTCAATGACGTCTTGAACGCTAACGGATTTGTTGGTGGCCATACAGCTAACAACATCGCTATCCGTGTCGGTCAAACTGTAATGCTTGACCAGAACAATGGCACCGGAAGTAACAAGGCTATCGTGACCGACGTTGACCTTACGCTCAATCAGTTTGACGTTGCGTTCTATGACGCTGGTGGATACGCTGGTGTTGCTGGAGCCCTTACGGACACTAATGTAACTGTGTTCATTTACGGTTCTGAGTTCGAGAAAGGAACTTTAGGAATGGATGGTTCACTCGAAGCTGAGGACGAAATCTTTGAGTGCAGCCCTATCATTCTGAAGGACAAGTATGCGGTCAATGGTTCTGACATGGCTCAGATTGGATGGATTGAAGTGACCACCGAGAACGGTGCGAATGGATACCTCTGGTACATGAAGTCTGAGCACGAGACCCGTCTCCGATTCGACGACTACCTCGAGACATCTATGCTGGAAGCAGTTCCTGCTGACGTAGGTGGTGCTGGTTCAGGTGCAGCGTCTGCTGGTTACAAGGGTACCGACGGTATCTTCTATACCCTCGAGACTCGTGGTAACGTTTGGTCTGGCGGTATCCCCGCCGCTTTGGCTGACTTCGATGCAATCATCTCTCGCTTGGATAAGCAGGGTGCCATCGAGGAGAACGTCATCTTCGTTAACCGTGACTTCGGGTTTGCCATCGACGATATGTTGGCTGCTCAGAATAGCTACGGTGCTGGCGGAACTAGCTACGGCTTGTTCGACAACGACGAGCAGATGGCTCTCAACCTTGGCTTCACAGGCTTCCGCCGTGGTTACGACTTCTACAAGTCTGACTGGAAGTACTTGAACGACCCAACTATGCGTGGTGGTCTCGCTTCTGGCGGAATCAACGGCATGATGGTTCCTGCCGGTAGCACTACCGTGTACGACCAAGTGTTGGGTAAGAACGCCAAGCGTCCGTTCCTCCACGTCCGCTACCGTGCCTCTGAGACTGAGGACCGCCGGTACAAGACTTGGATTACAGGTTCTGCTGGCGGAGCTATGACTAGCGACCGTGACGCGATGGAAGTAAACTACCTCTCTGAGCGTGCAGTATGCACCATGGGAGCGAACAACTTCTTCCTGTTTAACGACTGATTCTAACCGGGTATTGGGGGCGCAATCGGCGCCCCCACTATCCATCCCTTTAAATAAATTATTATGAAAAACAAAGTATACCGCTTGAAGCGGAAGAACACCCCTATCGCATTTATGATTCCCGGTCGCGGAAACGGCTCTAACCCCCTTCTGTATTGGGATGAGGACCGAGGAGAGAACCGCCCCTTGCGCTACGCGCGGAATCAGAAGAGCCCTTTCGAGGATGAGCAGGACGGCAACGCCATTGTTGAGCCCATCGTATTTGAAGACGGGTTCTTGAGTGTCCCAAAAAACAACCCTGTCTTGCAGGAGTTTCTCCATTACCATCCTATGAATGGTATTAAGTATGAGGAGGTCAACGAAGAGCGTGACGCAGGCGCTGAAGTTGAGCAGCTTAACCTCGAGGTGGACGCCTTGGTTGAGTGCAAGAACATGAGTATCGAGGCTTTGGAGCACGTCTCACGGGTCTTGTTGGGCATTGACCCCACTCGCATTACTACGTCGGAGTTGCGCCGCGATATGCTCATCTATGTGCGTCGCGACCCAGAGACGTTCCTGCGCGTAGTGAACGACCCAGACTTGAAGTTGCAGTCTAAGATTCAGAGATTCTTTGACGACAACCTGTTGTCTTTCCGACGCAACAAGACGGAAATTTGGTTCAACGGACCGACGAATAAAAAGAAGCTTGTCACCATTCCATTCGGCGAAGACCCTGTGGCTTTGGCTACGGCCTACTTGCTTAGTGATGAGGGCCTCGACCACCTTCGCTCTCTCGATGCTTTAATTTCAGAGTAGTACATTTGAGTCATGGACAGGTATATTTCAATCCCCATTAAGCCAGCGTCGGGCTCTCCGTACGAGAAATTGGTTAACGTCAGTTCAGTTACCATTAAGGACGACGAAGGCCAAGGCACTCTTCTAGTTGCGCAAAACATGTACGACCCACGAGTGTGGAGTTTTGATGCAAGGCAGACCACGGGGGGGCCGGCCACTGATGATGATGTTTGCGGATGGATGAGTCGCGCCATTGTGGCTTTTAACGGAGTATCTGGCCCTGTTCAAAAGGCTCTAGATAGTCCTAAGTTTTACTTCAGAAGCTTTTCTTACGTATCATCATGAGCACTAAATTTTTAGGTCCGTTCATCACTTCTTTTTCTGGACCGCGTTCAAGTTCGTCTACGCGTAGCTACGCTAACTTCTCTAACATCATGGCCATCGATTCCCTTTCCGGTGGTAACGAAAACGATGACCAGTACGCAGCGATTAAGACTATTCCTGCGGGATATGATTCAGGTTCAGATAGCATGTCGTTGATTGGGTTTGATTTTGTCAATGCAGACGGAACTGCTCCAGTTCCCGATGTGGACCGTGGGTATTTAAAGTTTCTCAACAGAAACCTCATCAACGTTCTTACGTCTAGACCTGACGATGTAGTTGTCCCTGTTGATTACACTGTCGGTCTTCAGACCAGACACATTAACGTATACACAGATTACACCTGATGAAAACTATTTCAACTCCGCTCCGTCGGATTCTTGAAGATGTGGTCGACAACTCACTCACCAGTCTGGGAGAGTTCGATTCATTTGACGCGAATACCTATGTCTTGGTCGACGCTAGTGCAAACTTCCCTACTACGGGTGGCGTTGGCGACATCGTATTTAATCCAGATGACTCTCGTCGATGGGCAACTATTGTTAGTGTAGATAGTACCACTCAGATTACTCTTGATGGCCCTATTGGCGCTCCGTCATATACATACTATTCCGTCTCACCTGCCGCTACCGCCTTCCAAGTTGTCACAGATAGTAATTCCGTCGCTCAGAAATGGATTAGCACCTATAGCGTAGGCGATAAAGTTACTTGTCTAGGGGGTCAAGAAATTACCTATTTCAACTTGGGAGTAGCTACAATCTTGTCTATCGACTATGATGCGACTGTGGGTTCAGAAACCGCTACGCTGACGTTGGATTTACCAATGTATACTTCCGATAATGTTTACGGATATGTGAAAGGGGAAATACAAACTATTCCAGTTAATGAGGTGCAGCTGGTAAACTTCATTCTCGAAGAAGATTCGTTCTACGCCGAGATTACTTTTAATGGAGATTCGGCTGCGCAACTGTATACGGGAATTGCTTCAGGTGATGAAGCGAGTTATCTTGAATTTGAGAAGAATTTTATGGATGCCGTTCAAAAGGTACTTCGCAGTCCTTGGCCTACAGCCAACGCTATGATTAAAGACTCTTACGGAATGTACTTTGAGTATTAATATAGTTACTCTTTCAGAATTCAAAAGAGCCACCTTCGGGTGGCTTTTTTTTTAGACCTTCGTTTCATGAAGCGTTGGCTCCTACTACTCTACTTCCCTTTATCTTCTTACGCCCAGTGCGACCTTGAGCTCCTTGACTTTAACTCCGTGAATGGGTTGGTTACGGTGGCGTTTCACAATACCAATGGTTGCGGTGGTACGGGCGGTCCCGATGGGGTGTCCGAAATTCAATTCGGATTCCAAGCTGTAGACGAGGACTGTAATGCCATGAATATCGGGTGGGACTTCCCGTTTGAATTTTCTATCTCGGGCACAAACAACCATCCCGGATGGATATTCTCTTCTACTACTACTGAGCTCGGAGGGAATTGGACGAACCTGTATGACGACTCTCTAGACCCCCCGTACTATACGGGGGATACGGTCTCGTTCCCTGTATTCAATTCATATCAGAACGATTGTGTGGACGGTGAGTTCTCCGGCTTTGCTAGTTGTGAGCTTTCTAACGTCATCGACTACTGGGCTAGTGAGGGGTACAGCATTCAGGTTGTGATATGGCAGATTAGCTATGGGCCTACTATGTATGCGGCTGACGGAGGTTGGGCTGAGGTTGGTGTTAATGGTGACGGTACTTCGTGGGGAAGCGGATTATATGAAGATGCCAACTTCATAGACAATTGGATTGTGGTGGGCCCATGCGGTGAGCCGCTACCTGAGGTTGTCGTGGACACGGTGTATATCGAGCTGCCAGCGGATACCGTTGTGATAGTAGAGTACGACACGCTATACATTGAGTTGCCGCCCGATACGATTCTTTTGGTAGAGTACGACACTACGTTTGTGGAGCTCCCTACCGATACGATTCTTTTAGTAGAGTACGATACCACCTATATCGAGTTGCCACCTATTTCCGTGGTGGTTTGGGACACGGTCTATATTACGCTTTTAGACACCATAATCGTAGAGGTAGACTGTCAGACTGGGCAGGAGTGCTTAGAGGTTATCGAGTGCCCCATATATGCTCCTAACGCCTTTACACCGGACAACGACGGGGTCAACGACACTTGGTTTATTGAGGCTCCCAACGACTGCTGGGACAACGTGTACATCAGGGTGTATTCTAGGTGGGGAGATTTGGTATGGGTTTCGAAAGACTTCAGCGAGAGATGGGACGGTGGTTTCGACAAGGCTTATGTTCGTGACGACGTGTATGTCTATCACTTTGTGGCTAGAAATATCTATAGCAATCAGTGGGTTGAGCGTACTGGTCACGTGCTAGTATTGAGATGATTATCTTTAGAGAATGATTGATTCAGTCCGTCAAACCGTGCTATCCATTCTTAATAAGAACAATTACGGTTACGTATCTCCATCCGACTTCAATCTCTTTGCCAAGCAGGCGCAGCTAGAGATTTTTGAGAACTACTTTACTGGCCTCAACCAAGCCATCAACGCGGAGAACGCGCGTATGTCTGGTACGGACTACGCCAATATGACCAAGGGCATCAACGAGGACATCGACATCTTCTCGGTGTCTAAGGATTTGACACAGAATACAAACAACCTGTTCTTTACACCAAGTGTCACAACCACCAGTGACGACTACTACTTGCTGAACAAGGTATTGGTCAACGGAGCTGAAGCCGAGCCTGTTACGCATAGCCGCATCACCATGTTGGCCAACTCGAACTTGACGGCTCCGTCGGAACAGTATCCTGCTTACACCATCGACAATCCCGCCGCTGGTCAGGTGGTCACAGTATATCCTACAGGCACTACGTACGCACAGGGCGATGTGGTGTGCCAATACGTGCGGTATCCCTTCGACCCGAAGTGGACGTATGTCACGCTTGCCAACGGAGAGCCTGTATTCAATCAGTCCTCTACGGACTACCAAGACTTTGAGCTGCCTATCGATGATGAACCTAGGCTTGTGTATGGCATCTTACAGATGGCTGGCATGAGCATCCGAGAGGGCGACGTCTATCAGTACGCTAACGCAGAAGAGAAAGAGCAGTAATGGCATACATCACAGACTACCAGTATTACGAGAACGGGGGCAATACTCCTGAAGACGCGAACTGGGGAAGCTACCAATACGTTTCGTTGCAGGATATCGTCAACAACTTCCTGTTGATGTACAACGGCAACCACTCTCTTGTTAATAACGAGGAGCGGTACAAGATTTTGTTTCATGCCAAGCGGGCCATTCAAGAGTTGAACTACGACTCCTTGAAAGAGATTAAGGTTCTTGAGCTCAGTGTCTGTGATAGCTTACGGTTTGTCCTACCTCCCGACTACGTCAATTGGGTGCGTATCTCTCTTTATAAGGACGGAATCCTGCGACCGTTAACGGAGAATATCCAGACAAATTGGAGTTCGGCGTATCTGCAAGACAACAACTGCCGTATTCTTTTTGACGAGACGGGGGCTACGCTACGCCCTCAAGATTCTACCATCGACTTCGACCGTATTACTGGAACCAAGCCTAGTATCTACCTCAACGGAAACAATCAGTTCGACGGTCAGCTCGGGTATTGCTGCGATGGTTCTTGGTATTTCGACTACAACATAGGCGCCCGCTATGGCTTGAACACGGAGACTGCTAACGCAAATCCCACGTTTAGCATCAACAAGAAGGGGGGTGTCATCAACTTCAGCAGTCACATGGCTGACGAGCTGTGCGTCATCGAGTACGTTAGCGACGGCATGGAGGGCGGTAACAACGCTGAGATTAGCGTGAACAAGATGTTCGAGGAATATGTGTACGCATACATCCAGTACGCCATCCTTGACGCTAAGTTGGGTGTACAGGAATACATCGTGGGTCGGGCGAGGAAGAAAAAGAACGCGCTTCTTCGCAACGCGAAGCTTCGTGTCAGTAACATCCACCCCGGGCGTTTGCTGATGAATATGCGTGGTCGCGACAAGTGGATTAAGTAATGGCGAATCTGGTAAGGAACTTCATCAAGGGGCGTATGAACAAGAGCGTCGACGAGCGCCTTGTCCCCAACGGAGAGTATATCGATGCCCGTAATATTCGGATGGGTTCCACCGAGGACTCTGAGATTGGAGCGGTAGAGAACACCAAGGGTAATACACGCCTTACCAATTTGGTATACCCACCTACGGGTACTGCCATCAGTAACAAATCAACTTGCCTTGGGGCATATAGCGATGGTGCCAACGAGACCATGTACTGGTTCGTTCACGACCCTGCGTTTACTGAAGGTGGTACGGGAAAGCTCGACCTCATCGTTTCGTACAATATGCGTAGCGACCTACTGACGTACCATGTGGTCAGTATCGAGGACGCTTCCGACCCTACGAATAGCAATACCACGCTGAACTTCGACCCGCAGTATCTAATTACGGGTATCGACTTGGTTGACGACCTGTTGTTCTTTACCGACGACTTCAACCCTCCGCGCCGAATCAATGTAGGCACGGCCTATCCTGAGCCTGTGGCTTTTGAGGATAGTGGCGTTTTAGGAAACGACATTCTCGTTATCAAGCGCCCGCCTTTAGAAGCCCCTGTGGTAGCACCTGTTGCGGTGGTCTCTAGGGAAGACTATATGGAGGACAGGCTGTTGTGCTTTGGTTACCGGTGGGAGTATGCCAACAACGAGTACTCAGCAACGTCTATGTTCAGTGCTCCTGTATTTGAGAGCGAACCGTTTGCCTTTACCACTGAGTCGTACCTCAACGAGGGTATGGTCAACTCCGTGCAGGTGTGCGACGTTACGGTGCGTACTGGGGACTCTTTGGTGAAGGGTATCGACATCTTGTTCAAGGAGATGGATGACAATATCATCCGTGTCATTGAGAAGGTAGACAAGGCAGACTCCGCTTTGACGGACAACTCTGACTACACCATCCAGTTCAGCAAGCAAAAGATTTTCACCATCCTTCCGGAGAGTGAGATACTGCGACTGTATGACAACGTCCCTCGGTTGGCTAAGGCCCAGACCTTGATGGGCAATAGGATTGTCTATGGCAACTACCTCGAGGGGTACGACATGGTCAATATGAACGGCCTGCCCAATAAGCTTGGATACAACGTGTCACTGGTTCAGACACCTTTGGATGCCGAAGCGGCAAGCACTCAACCTACGTTCTCTGCCCCTAGCCTACACAGCAACCGTGTGTATGAGATTGGAATCGTATACATGGATGAGTTCGGACGGTCTAGTACTGCCCTTGTTGCGCCTAATAATAAGGTTGAACTTGAGTGTGGGGACTCTATTTTTCAAAACCAGATTCGTGCGACCATCCCTTCGTTGATGTTACCCCCCTCGTGGGCTAGTAGATACAAGTTTGTCATCAAGCCCGACAGTGAGAATTACGAGACCATCTACACCAACCAGAACTTTGTGTGGCCTGCGCTGCCCGACCCGGATGACCCTCAGCCTGATGTAATTGATGTTTATTTCCTGCTCGAAGGAGAGAACGCGGCCAAGGTAGAGAAGGGGGACAGATACGTTGTGAAGAGCGACACCTCTGGTGCGGTTACGTCATGTACTTACGCTGAGGTTCTAGAGAAGAAGGCATACGGTGTGGGTGAGCTGGATAACAGCGACCCTCTCGAGCCTATTCCAGCTATTGCGGGTACGTATATGAAGATGAACCCGGACTTCTCTTACTCGGCTCCTCCGGAGGCAAACACCGCCCCCGGAGAGCAGTCGGCAGGAACAAACGGTGGCGCAGACCAAAGGACGGAGAACGGACCGGGCGACTCCGGCGATTACCCTGTACTCGTATACAAGTTCAATGACAAGGACGGTGGTGTTTTGCGTGAGGTCCCCGCAGGGAGCCGCATCCGTCTTACGTTCAGCCTTACCCGTCAGGGCCGAGGCGACGGAACGGGCTCGTGCGAAAAGCGTACCCTTGACTTCGACCATACGTGGGAGGTGGAGCAGGACTACGCCTCTATTATCGAGTGGTTCTACGACACTGGAAACGGCGTGATTGCCACTATCGAGGCAGCGGAAGGATTTACCGGAGACCCCAACGGAACTCCGCCGGACATAACGGTCTTATCCGAGTACACCGGAACCAACACGGATAACTTTGGCGTGGCTTCCGGCACAGGTGAGGTCATGCTATGGACCGACCAAGGTGGCGCCGGAGGCCCATGGCTCATTATCTATGGCTCTGAAAAATGCGGTGGTGTAACTGGTGGCAGCAGTCCTAATCGCAGGTCTAGGGTTAAAGCAAGCCTTGCCATCACACGGGCTACTGATGTTGTCGTTTTCGAAACCGAGCCGCAGCCAGCTTTGCCCGACCTGTGGTATGAGTCGAGCGCGTCGTTTTTTATTGACCAGCAGAATGGTCGGCACTACGGCAATGTACAAGACCAGACGGGGGCTCAACCGGCCATCATCGACACGGCGTTCTTCAACTGCATAAGCTACGGCAATGGTGTCGAGAGCTATAAGATTCGTGATTCGATTAGCGGCAAGCCCATTACCTTGGGCAACCGCGTTACTACGACCAGCGACGAGCGGTTCTCTCAGGTGCGACGCTTTGCTGACCTGACGTATAGCGGTGTCATTAACGATGAGACCAACATCAACAAGCTCAATGAGTTCAACCTTGGGTTGCTCAACTTCAAGCCGCTAGAGGACAGCTATGGGAGGATAAGATTAGCTATGTCTTGGCAGGCAAGAACCTCCTTACCGACGCTACTGGTGAGAGCGTGGTTACGTCTGTGCCGGAAGTATTGGGTAATCAGGTGGCCCGCGTTGAGGACTTTGGTATCAGCAACAACCCCGAGAGCTTTGCTGAGTGGGGCCCGCACAAGTTCTTTACCGACGCCAAGCGTGGCTCTGTCATCCACCTCTATGGCGATGGGCAGAACGAGCAGCTCACGGTCATCAGTGAGAACGGTATGCGGAGCTGGTTCCGCGATGAGTTTATCGAAAGCTTCAACACGCAGAAGCTTGGGGGGTACGACCCGTATATGAACGAGTACGTGTTAGCAAGTAACGATGTCTTCCTACCCGGTCAGGAGGATTGCATCGAGTGCAATACGGTGCAGACGTTCCTGCTTACTCCGGCTCAACAGAGTTTCTGCGTCAACCTCGGCAATATCACTGGCGACGTTTCCATTAGCTACAACGTAATTGAGGCGTCTCTACCGGACTCGGCTACTATTACCACTACGTATGGTGGTTCGAGCGTTACCACTGGCCCGATTACTTATGGTGCTCAACCCCCTGTACCAGATGTAAATAAAAATTCTATTACGGACAACACCGTAAAGATTGACCTTAACTACTCAGGTTCAAGACGTTTCGTGTTGCAGGTTCAGGTCAAGTGTCCTGACGAAGTGGACTTGAAGTTGAGATTGATTACGGTTAACCGCCCCAATGAAGCACGGCAATCCATCCATAGCGAATTCTTTTGGCAAGATGGTGTGTTCGTATCTCCTTTGAGCAGTACCGCCGTTACGTTTGACTACGCCGCGTTAGGTCCTGTCATCTCAGACTGGCAGGAGTTTACTGTAGCTCAGGGTAGCAACCTTGGTCCAACCAATGGTAGCACTATTACCATGGCGTACAATAGGATTGGCACGGACAACTATACGTTGCGCCCCTCCGACACGTTCAAGTGGTTGCGTACTAATGTTGAGTATCTGAAAGGGGACATTGTGACGCTCTTGGGTGCGGCTAACACTGAGACACCTGTAGGCGCACAACCCGAGTACACTGCCGACTTCCTTATGCCACCGGGCACCGATGAGTACCTCTACCTAATCTGGGATTATTCGAACTAATGCCAAGCTACACACTCACATATAGCCCGCCTGCTGAGGGTTGGCCTTCGTTCTACTCGTTTGAGCCTGAGTGGATTCAGGGAATGAATCAGTTCCTCTATACGTTCAGTGGCGGCAACATCTTCCGCCACAATACCAACAAGGAGCGCAATACATTCTACGACAGCTACGACCCTGCGGTAGACTCGAGTACCATTACGAGCGTATTCAACGATGAGCCCATCGTCAACAAGATTTTCAAGACGATGGCCATCGAGGGCAACCGACCTTGGTCGGCTACGCTTATCTCCGACCAGCAGGACGGGAGGTTCATGGACGTGGACTTCTTTGAGAAGAAGGAGGGTGACTACTTCGCGTTTGTACGCACGGTCAATAACAACCCCGCTGAGCCTGACGACTATGCCTTGCGTTCACTCAACGGCATTGGTATAAGCCAAACGGTAGTGGGCAACGTGGTCAACTTCCCTCTGACCCTAGACATCGGCAGTATCCTCAGTGCGGGTGACCCTCTTGTTGCGGGTAGCGGCGACGCGTTCTACTTTGCCCTCCCACCTGACTACAACGCTATCACTTTTGCTGGGTATGTCCAAAGTATCGAGGTCGATATCCCCAACGGAATCAACCGAGTTACCCATGACGGTAGCGGTACTTCACCCGGCATCAACGACCCGCTCTGGCTGGGCATCAAGAACCAGCAGGCTGAGTCCAACGGCCTGCTCGGGCACTACGGAGTATTCAAACTAACCAACGAGGATACATCCCGGCTAATCCTTACTTTTATAGTTGATGGAAGAGATTCTGTATCATGTACACAAGGAGCGAGGCTTGCTCTGGGAATCCATTGAGGATTTGCGGAATCAGCTTGCCCCTTTAGACAATACGGTATCTCACCACACGGAGGATATGCAGGACTTGATGCCTGTCACCCACAAGCTTGAGAACGGACTGTATACTCGTGAGGTATTTATGCCTGCGGGTCAGCTCGTCGTCAGCTTCATCCACAAGCAAAACCACCCGTCTTTCTTTATGGAGGGTGAGATGTCTCTGCTGATGGATAGCGGCGAGGTCAAGCGCGTCAAGGCCCCTATGGTGGTACATACTGAGGCGGGTACGCAGCGTGTTGCCGTCATCCATGAGGACACGCGGTGGGCGTGCGTATATCGCACCGATGCCAAGACCATTGAAGAGGCGGAGAAAGAGGTGTACACTATGGACTTCCGGGAATTGCCGGAGGCCGTAATACAAAAGAAACTATGTCAGGAGTAATTCTAGCTACAGCTATCGGAAGCGGTGTCACCGCTGCGGGTGGTATTGGAGCCGTCGCTGCCGCCGGTATCGGCGCGGGCACAACCCTGTACGGGGGAGCCAAGTCTTTCAGCGATGCCAACAAGGCACGTAAGCGTGGTGATGCCGCGCAGCGTGCTGCGGACAAAGCGATTGAAGAGGCCAAGAGGCGTGTCGACGTCAACGTCTACGAGCAGTTGTCCATTGCGAAAGAGCCGTACGAGCTTATGCGTGAGGCGCAACTCGTTCAAGGGGCTACTGGTATGCAAGCCGGCGTCGAGGGTGATACGCGCGGCGCAGCAGCTACGGCAGGCCGCATCCAAATGGCTCAGGGTCAGCAACAGGCTGCCATCCGTGCTCAGCAGTCCCAACAGATGGATGAGATTAACAAGCTCGTAGCTAAGGAGGACGCACGTCGGCAGCAACAGCTCGCGGGCATCGCCATGGACGAGGCAGCGGGAGCGCAGCTCGCTATCCGCGACGCCGAGGAGGACCGGGCAAACTACATCGCTCAGGGTGTGGGCACACTGGGTAGTATCGCTGAAGGCTTGAGCAGTTCGTATGCCGAGGGGAACTTTGGTCAGGGTAACACCCGTCGTCAGCAACGCCTTGCCGAGGAGGCTCGGTTGAATGAGATTACACAGGGTGCCGTGGGTGCTGCACAGCGTAACGCCGCCCTTCGGCCCGTGACCATGGATGGTGTTGACGCCGAGGGTTATGAGATTCCTTTGGATGAGCCCCTGACTCCGTTTCCTGTTTCTAACCAACCCATGGCTCCGCGTCAGGCATCGGCTTTTGCACCGCAGACTCCGGTTCCAACCTTGCAGCCCTTAATGGGACCTCCGGTTATTCAGCAGCCACCATACGTTGCTCCGCCACCGTCGGGGCCGTATGACGCGTTTGGCTTGCCACGA